CGGTGTTCGCCCAGTTTGTATCTTAAAATCTAATATCTTTGTATCAAAGAAAGGAGAATAATCATGGCAACATTAACGATGAGAGTATTACAGGAGCAGATCAATGATCTCAGAAATGAGATTGCAGTGTTAAAGGCAACTTCAAAGTCAATCAATCTTCCGGAAGGACTCGGTATTGGAGATACATTTGAACTTGCAGATACAACGTGGAAGATTCTTGATATCACAAGTGCTGGATATATTTGTCTGGCTGATAGCATTGAAGATATGAAGTTTGATTCAGATTCAAACAATTGGGAAAACAGTGGTCTTCGTAGCTATCTTAATGGGGAGTTTTTTGAGAAGATGACCGCAGAAATAGGATTGGAAAATATAGTTCCGTTTGAGAGAAATCTTTTATCTCTTGACGGTCAGACAGAATATGGCAAGTGCGAGGATAAGGTTTCTCTTCTTGCTGTTGACGAATACAGAAAGTATAGAAGCCTCATACCAAACACCAAAGATTATTGGTGGTGGCTTGTCAGCCCTTGGAGTACGCCATGCAACGATTACAAAAGAACCGTTGCCGTTGTTTCGTCCGCTGGCATTATCCGCTACGGCGACTGTTACTTCAACTACGGTGTTCGCCCAGTTTGTATCTTAAAATCTAATATCTTTGTATCAAAGAAAGGAGAATAATCATGGCAACATTAACGATGAGAGTATTACAGGAGCAGATCAATGATCTCAGAAATGAGATTGCAGTGTTAAAGGCAACTTCAAAGTCAATCAATCTTCCGGAAGGACTCGGTATTGGAGATACATTTGAACTTGCAGATACAACGTGGAAGATTCTTGATATCACAAGTGCTGGATATATTTGTCTGGCTGATAGCATTGAAGATATGAAGTTTGATTCAGATTCAAACAATTGGGAAAACAGTGGTCTTCGTAGCTATCTTAATGGGGAGTTTTTTGAGAAGATGACCGCAGAAATAGGATTGGAAAATATAGTTCCGTTTGAGAGAAATCTTTTATCTCTTGACGGTCAGACAGAATATGGCAAGTGCGAGGATAAGGTTTCTCTTCTTGCTGTTGACGAATACAGAAAGTATAGAAGCCTCATACCAAACACCAAAGATTATTGGTGGTGGCTTGTCAGCCCTTGGAGTACGCCATGCAACGATTACAAAAGAACCGTTGCCGTTGTTTCGTCCGCTGGCAGTATCCGCTACGGCGACTGTTACTTCAACTACGGTGTTCGCCCAGTTTGTATCTTCTCATCTTCAATCTTTGAATCAGGAGATTAAATGATATGGCGGAGAAAGAGTTTGGAGTGATTTTACAGGCAAAGAATTTGGCTGAACACACTTTTCGTATAACTTCAAATTGCAATAGATACCCAAAGAAATACAGATTTTCGCTTGTTGACAAAATGCAGAATAAAGCATTGAAAATATACGAATATTTGTATGAAGCAAATAGGACGAATTTGGAAACTTGCCTTGAAGAAAGATCAGAACTGCAGACAAAGGCTATAACACAATGTGATGAACTTTTATTTTACATTGAATTATCAATGAAATTAAACATTATCAATGTGAAAAGCATGGAATACTGGTCGAAAATGGTAGCCGATGTTAAGCATATGGCAATAGCCTGGAGAACTGGTGATAAGAAGAGGCAGGCTGATAGCGAAGATAATTAAAAATATAGGTTGCGCACTGTATAAACCGTTGTTTCGTCCGCTGGCAATATCAACAACAACAACTGTAACAACAACAACGGTGTTCGCCCATTCTGTATCACACAGACAGTAAGAGTAGGCATTAAGCCGAAATCAGATAAAGATACAAAAAAGTGTGTGACCTTTCCCAAAAGGATAAATACAAAGGAATTTTTACTATGGATAAAGATGTTATATGTGATTATGGAAACCTGTATAAAGCATATAAAAAAGCTAAAAGTGGTAAAAAATATAATTCAAGCACTGCAAAATTTGAAGCAATGAGTCTTGAAGGGCTTCATATGTTGAAAGAACAACTTGAAAATCAGACATATCGGGTGAATCCGTATAACGAATTTAAGGTCTACGAACCTAAAGAAAGAGTGATTAAGTCGTGTTCGTTCAAAGATAAGGTAGTTCAGCATTGCTTATGTGACAATATTTTGCTTCCAAGGTTGAAGTATGAATTTATAAAAACAAACTACGCAGGGCAACTCGGCAAAGGAACCCACTTTGGCATGGATTGTTTGAAAGAACACATGCTTGAATTTTACAAAGAGCACGGTCTTGACGGTTGGATTTTGAAATGCGATGTTACAAAATTTTTCTATCAGATAGATCATGAAGTGTTGAAAGATATAGTCGATTACTATTTTGATGACGAATACACAAAATGGCTAAATCATCTATACATTGACAGCACTGATGGCTTAGGGCTGCCACTTGGCAATCAGGTAGCACAAGTATATGCATTGCTTATGCTAAATGGGTTAGATCATTTTATAACCGGTGAGCTAGGAATTGAATTGTATGGTAGATACATGGATGATTTTTATCTGATTGCACCAAGCAAAGAATACTTGAAACATTGTCTGGATTGCATAAATCAATTTGTAGCAAGCCTGGGATTATCACTTAATGGTAAGACACAGATAGTCCCGTTTAAAAATGGAATTTTATTTACAGGTTTCCATCACTATGTAACGAAAGATGGAAAGTATATACGGAAATTGAATGGTAAAAGTAAGCGAAAGATTTACAAAAAGCTAAAAATTTGGACGAAACTTGTTAATGATGGCAAGATGACAGAGAAAAAGTTCTATGAAAAATATGGTGCTTTGAAGAATCATATGCTACATGGTAACTGTGTAAAATTGTGTCATTCCATGGATGAATATGTAGAGAAATTGTTAAATAAATCAAGTAAAACAAGGAGAAATAAATATGGTTAAGTGTGACAAAGGATTTGTTGAAATCGAGGGTCCCAAGAATAAGGTTAAAGCTGAGACGGCAGTACTACTTAGATCTTTACGTGGTCATATAAGTGAGTATGAGTTTGAAGAGGTTATTGAAAGCTCAAAAAAGACCGATGATGAAATCAAGGCAGAAGTAAGAAAAGCAAAGAAAAGAATTGCAGAAATGTTAAAAGAAATATCATTTGATGAGGAGGATAAGTAGATGGAAGATAATACACAGATAGTTGCAACAGAGCAGAAGAAAGAGATAGCAACTTCAAACAAGGTAACTGATTACAGTCTTGGTATATTTGGTACATCCGATAATTTTATCATGGCTATGCAGATGGCTAAGGCATTGGCTGAGTCAACTATTGTACCACAAACATATCAGAAGAATCCGTCTAACTGCCTTATCGCTATTGAACAGGCACAGAGAATGAGAATAAGTCCTCTTATGGTCATGCAGAACCTATACCCTATACAGGGTAGACCATCATGGAGTTCTCAGTTCCTTATCGCCCAGGTGAATAATAGTGGTAAATATGACATTGAGTTACAGTATGAGGAAACCAAGGATGCAAACGGTAAACCTTTCTCATGCACTTGTTGGACTTTGAAAAAAGGCAGGAGAGTAGAGGGCATGACCGTGGATATGCAGATGGCCAAGGACGAAGGTTGGCTTGGTAAGAATGGTAGCAAGTGGAAAACAATGCCACAGCTTATGCTTAGGTATCGAGCTGCATCGTTTTTCTCACGTCTTAACTGTCCTGAATTAACGATGGGATTATACACCAAGGAAGAAGTTGAGGATGGTGATTTTAAGGAATATACAATTGAGGATGTATCAACACAGGTGCAGAGCGATCTTGAAAATGCAAATTCACAGGAATTTATTGATGACGAAGAAGTACCAGAGTTTGCAAAGTAAGAAAGGAGTTTTTTATGAAGGCAAAGTGTGAAATATATTTGGATAAAATGCCTAGTAACTGTCAGGAGTGCAGGGCATGGTATGTTGCTCCGTGCTCTTTAGATTTTAAATGTAAACTTATGGAATTGAAACAGATCAAATGTGCAGACGTATCTTTTGAGTTTAGAAATGGCAAAAGGCATGAAAAATGTCCATTAGAAAAAATCGAGGCGTAGGAATGAAGCTTAAATGTATTTCCAGTGGCAGCGTAGGCAACTGCTATTTACTCACAAATGCAAGTAATCAAACGCTTATCCTTGATTGTGGAGTGTCAATTAAAGATATACAGAGAGGTCTTGATTACAATATTAAAGATGTTGCTGGTGTCATTATAAGTCACGCTCATGGAGACCACATCAGGGCAGCAGTTGATTTGAAAAAACTGGGTATACCAGTGTGGAAACCATTTGAATCTGTTAGTAAGGCTGTAAAAATGGGAGAGTTTACAATTCGTTGTTTTTCTCTCCCACACAACGGCACTCCCAATTACGGTTTTTTGATCAAGGTTGATGGGCAAAAAATGTTGTACATGACGGATTTTGAGTATTGCCCAATGACATTTAAAAAGCAAAATATCGACCATATGTTAATCGAATGTAATTACATCAAAGATATGGTCGATACTGATGCTCCGAATTACACTCATAAGATACTTGGTCACTGTGAATTAGCTACTTGTAAGGAATTTGTTAAAGTGAATGCTACAGATAGCCTACAGAACGTCATATTGTGCCATTTGGGGATTGATACAAGCAATGCCGACAGAATGGTTACTGAGATATGTGAAGTGGCTAAAAACGCAAATGTGGACGTTGCAAGAGCCGGAGCAGAATGGCAGTTGAGAGCAAAGGATGAATGCCCATTTTAAGCAGAAAGGAGTACAAAAAATATGGCGAAAGCAAATGATAAAGTACATGAATATAGAATGTCCGGTGCAGCTTGGTTGTTAGAAATTATCAAGCGTGAGGGCATAGAGGAAGCAGAAAAGGAACTGGCCAAACGTAGAGCATGTTTTGTCCCACTTGAAATTCCAACGTCAAAGATGCGTGAATATGAGCAGAAAGTCAAATGGAACACGATCGATACAGTGGTTTTGTTATCATGTGCAACATTGCACGATGAATTTGGGTTTGGCCATGATAGATTATGTAGATTCATTGAGCGCTTTATGCTTAAAACTTCTTGCCTTGCTGACGAAGATGTGAAGTGGCAGGACTATATAGATACATTACAGAAAGAGGTTGGGATAACCTTTACAATTAGACAGAATGGAGAGAAATAATATATGAATAAAGTAATTTTGATGGGTAGGCTTACCCGCGATCCGGAAATCAGATATTCACAGAATGGCGATCAGATGTGTATAGCTAGATATACATTGGCTGTAGATCGTAAATTTAAGAAACAGGGTGATGGACAGACAGCCGATTTTATCAACTGCATTGCATTTGGCAAGAGCGCTGAGTTTACAGAGAAGTACCTTAAACAGGGCACTAAGATTGCCATAACAGGTAGGATTCAGACCGGTAGCTATACAAACAAGGATGGCAATAAAGTCTATACGACTGATGTTGTTGTTGAGGAACAGGAATTTTGCGAGAATAAGAATGCGAATAACAGCAATAGTCAGCAGCCCAATACAGCAAATGCAAACAATCAGCCAAGCTCTGGAAATGACTTTATGAGCATACCAGAGGGCATAGAGGATGATTTACCGTTCAAATAGGAGTGAGTGATATGAATAAACATACAATGTCAGACTTATATTCAATGCAAGCTGCTCCGCTTTCTGTGAAAATAAAGATGACATCTAGAAGAATAAGAGACTGGGTGGATGAGTTTGGACAAGATGGAGTCTATGTGTCATTCAGTGGTGGTAAAGATAGCACAGTCCTTGTAGATATAGTGCGTAATGTATGTGGATATAAGAAGATCCCGCTAGTATTTGTGGATGTGCCAACTCAATATCCCGAATTGAAGGAGTTTGTATTGACGTTTGATAATATTGTGGTTTTAAAACCCAAGATTTCATTTGCAAAAGTTTGTGAAAAGTATGGATTTCCGATATTTTCAAAGGAAATATCAGAATGTGTTGCATACAGCAGAAAGTACATTAGAATCCTTACAGACAGACAGACAGACAGACAGACAGACAGACAGGGCTTCCGTTTGCTTATCGCATAGCCGACTTGATAGGAATAGACAGGAGAATAGACAAGGAAAACAAAGCATTTGTGGATATAAAGATGGGGAATATCCCTAGCGAAATTCTGAAGGCTCCTATCAGAGTAAGACAGTTATTTAATGTCAAGAGTAAGGATTTTAACAGTATGTATGACAGGTCAAAGTACTTATTTATGCTAAATGCACCATTTGAAGTATCTAATCAATGTTGCAAGGTAATGAAGAAACAGCCTTTGCATCAATACAACAAAGATACAGGTAGAGTACCCATTACCGCTCAAATGGCTTGCGAAAGTAAATTAAGGACTTCGCAGTGGTTACAGAATGGTTGTAATGGATTTGACTTGAAAATTCCAACAAGTAATCCTATGTCATTTTGGACGGAACAGGACGTGTTGCTTTACATCAAAGAAAACAATCTGCCAATATGTTCTGTTTATGGAGATATCGTAACGGACGATGAAGAAAGCGGTCAAATGACTCTTGCAGATTTTTGCGATATGGAAGGATTTGAACTCGACAGACCGCACTTGCATACGACTGGGTGCTCAAGGACAGGGTGCGTATTGTGTGGATTTGGATGTCATCTCGAAAAAGATGGACAAGGTCGATTTGAGTTATTAAAGAAAACCCATCCAAAATTTCATAATTTGTTATACATCTTGAAAAACAATGGTGTGACCTATGCAGAAGCTATTGACTGGATCAATGAACACGGAGACATGAACATAAAATATTGATTTGAGGTGAGTGGTTGAGAACAATGGAAAAGCTAACGATTGATGAGATAATAGGGCATTGCGAAAGAAAGACAGAGCAATATGAACGATTGTTTGGGAAAGAGTGTCTTGAAACAACGCCGCTGATTAGTTCGGTGATAAAAGAATATTGGGAACATAGACAGGTTGCGGAATATCTGAAAAAGTTCAAAGAATATCAGCAGTTAGAGGAACAGGGCAGACTTATCAAGTTGCCTTGCAAGGTGGGAGACACCGTTTATCTGATTGATAGGGATGAAAATAATAAGTTCAAAGTATACGAGGGAAAATGGAAACGGGTGTCCCTTGTTCAAGCATCAAAGGATAGTTCATTTAATCTTCGTGGAGAAATTTCTTACGACATATATGATTGCTTTTACGATGATGGAAGAATAATGAAGCATGGAATGTATGTCGGACAGGGACATACGAAAATTGGAGAAGTCGTCTTTCTCACAAAATCAGAAGCCGAAGCAAAACTGAAAGAATTGGGAGGGGGAGAAAATGAGTGACAAGCAGACCAATGCCGACAAAATAAGGAATATGTCGGATTACGATCTGGGAAATTTGTTGCAGAGCGTAAATTCTGATGCAGGGAATGGAAACCCATTTATTTCTCTTTGCGTTGATGATAATGAAATAAAAATGAATTTTAGTGATATTTATGAATGGCTTCAATCAGAAGCGGAATAGGAGAGAATATGAAAGATAGATATTTGTACAAAGCCAAGAGAGCCGATAACGGAGAATGGGTGCAGGGGTACTTATTTGATGATGGATTTGAAAATGGAAGAGTATTTATAGGTGGCCTTGTTATTGAGAAATACACAGGGACTGCTTGTGATGATTGGACTATTTCTGGTTCGTGTTTCTGCAAGGTTGATAAATCCACAATCTGCCAATGCACAGGTTTGAGAGATAAGAACGGCAAACTGATTTGGGAGAATGATGTTGTAAAAGGCAAATACTATAATAGAGGTAGATCACATAGGCATATAGGTCAAGTTAAATATATATATGGAGCATATAAAGTTGTTGGTGTAAAACAGTATACAGGTTATCATGTTATTCTAGATGGTTCCTATAAAATTATTGGCAACATCTTTGATAATCCAGAGTTATTAGAAAGTGAGGAATAATATGACAGAACAAGACTGTATTGAGGACATGAGAAGAAGAACCGCCGAGGAGAAATACAAAAAACTAGACTTGAAACGCTGTCCGTTTTGCGGAAACCCGCCAAAATTAACGCATGAAATTTATAAAAACATGGACAGTATTGGAACTGCCCCATCTCACGAATTAGAGATAGCGTGGGAGGTCAAATGTTTGAATTGTGGAACAAGCAAAGAGTCAACAGGTCGCTCATATTATAATATTGATGAGTTTGGAGAGCTTAAGCTTGTCCCTCGAAGCTATAGAGATAAGGACATAGAACAAATCGCAGATAAGAGGCTTGAGGTAATAGAGATGTGGAATAGGAGATTTTAACGAGGAGGTAGGAGAATGACAGAGAGTGAAGCTATCGAAGAACTAAAATACGACTGTAATGAACTTGGTAAAGCAATCCCATGTGATACTTCATGGGGGAGTTCTTTTGAAAGTGCTTATAGAATGGCAATTAAGGCACTTGAAAAGCAGATGCCGAAGAAACCTATATTTAACCATAACCTTAGTGATACTCTTTCTGTATTCCATTGTGAATGTGGAAACATAATCAAAGTTAGTCATGATGCAGGAATAATGAATAACAACAATGCACCAAATTACTGTAGCAAGTGCGGTTGTAGATTAGATTGGAGCGATGAAGATTGAGATTAATTGATGTAGCAGGCCTTGAAAACATGGACGTAAATAGACAGAATGAAGTGCTGGATTCTGAATCGGATAGAATAGCTGAGAACTCTCACAATGTTGTGCTTAATCGAGTTTGTTATGCAAGGGGTTCAAGTGGAACATTTGTAATTGATCTTAACGACCCTATAGAGACTAGGGATTATTGAAAGAATATAAAATTTGATGATGCCGTGGAGATTATGGAAAGAGGTGAAGAAAACGAGTAAGCTAAATTACAAAAAAATATATGCTATAGAAAAATCCAACCGTGAAAGGCTTTTGAAAGTTAATCCAAACCTTGATGACAAGAGTGGTATATACTTTCTCACCCGGACGGATGAGGATGGTATATCTTACTTTTACATAGGTCAGGCTGTGAAAATCTTGCAGCGGATGTGCAGCCACCTTACCGGGTATCAGCACATAGACCTATCATTGAAAAAACGAGGGTTTTACAGTGCGGATAACCCCTATGGATGGCAGATTAATTTTATCCACTACCCTAAAACTGAACTAGATCAGATGGAGCAGTATTGGATATTGCAGTACACGAAGAAAGGCTACCAATGCCGTTACAACAAGACAGCTGGCGGTCAAGGTGAGGGCAAGGAGAAGATAAACGAATTTAGACCATCTAGGGGCTATCGTGACGGCTTAGAGCAAGGTAGAAAGAACCTTGCAAGAGAATTATCCTCTATTGCAGATAAGCACCTTAAAATCGAAATTAGAGCCGATAAATTTAACAATAAGGTATCACAGAGACAGTTTGAGAAGTTTAAGGAATTATTGAAAGAGGGCAAAAGCGAATGAGCGGATATTATTTTTCTTACGAAGTTAGTCAGGACGGCACAAACACGTTGGTTGTGTATGACGTAGATAGCAGTCCATTATTGTCTACGCCACGAGTAGTAAAGGTTGTCACAGGAAATGCCGCAACACGGCTATATAAGGCTATGACATCTAAGGAAAGGAGCATATGGGAATGACAATTCCGACAGTAGATATGACGACCACAGGTGAAAATATCCTACGTCTGAGAAAGCGAGCTGGATTATCAGTCGTTGACTTGAATAAGGTGTTTGGATTTACAAATCTTAATGCAATTTACAAGTGGCAGAACGGCAAATGTATGCCGACTATAGACAACTTGATAATCTTAGCCGATTTGCTAAATGTTACAGTTGACGAGATCATAGCGAGAAAGACAATAACAACAATTTAAAATTTATCAGAAAGGACAGGTCGTGCGCACATAAAACCTAGGTGTCCTTTGGTGATAAAAATGTCACAAATGAATATTTTTGACTACTTGCGAGAACCTATCAGCATTACTAAGCCTATCAGACTCATAGAGTTATTTGCCGGTTATGGCAGTCAAGCTATGGCATTAAAGCGGATAGGTGCGAAATTTGAGCATTACAGGGTTGTTGAATTTGATAAATACGCAGTTGCAAGCTACAACGCAGTACACGGTACAAATTTTCAAACCATGGATATAACACAGGTTCATGCTGTGGATTTAGCCATTACGGACACTAAAACATTTACTTACTTACTTACTTACTCGTTTCCTTGTACTGATTTGTCGGTTGCTGGAAAGCAAAAGGGAATGAGTAAAGGTAGCGGTACAAGAAGTGGTTTGCTGTGGGAAGTGGAAAGAATATTAACTGAAATCAGAGATAATAACGGAGAACTGCCACAAATCCTGTTTATGGAGAATGTGCCGCAAGTTCATAGTCAGGACAATATGCCTGATTTTAGAAAGTGGTTGGATTTTCTTGAAAGTTTGGGATATGTGAACTACTGGCAAGACCTAAATGCTAAAAACTACGGCATAGCGCAGAATAGAGAAAGATGTTTCATGTTCTCATTTTTAGGAGAATACAATTATCATTTCCCTGAGCCTACACCGCTCACTAAACATCTGAAAGACTGCTTAGAGGATAATGTAGATGAAAAGTATTACCTCAACAACGAAAAAGCACAGAAACTTATTCAGACACTTATTGACAATGGAACATTACCAGATACAATCCCTAGCAGAGCAGAGCAGAGCAGAGCAGAGCAGAGCAGACTTGTGTTGACGGAACAATCTGTGAACCAGGAAGAAGAGAAGTTGCAAACTGTATCAAGGCGAGATATGACGCTGGAATTAGCAACTTACGATCGGATGGAAACTGTGTTATTGAACAATATAAGAATAGACAGAAAAACTGATGTTGCTTGCACTCTTATGGCTAGAGATTATAAGGGTTACGGCAACAAACAGAATGGAAATGGAGTAATTGAATGGAAATAATAGGCAGTATATACACAGAAGTTTCAGACAATTTTCAGAAAGGCATTATCGGGGGGGGTGTTTCCCAATGTGTCAAAGCGGAAAAACACGATTTAGGAGTTGTTTTAATGAATGAGGTTAAAGAATTTATGATGTGGGGGGTGCAGTCCAACATTGAGTACAATGCAAGGTGGTAATCAAGAGCCGAAAATTCTTGAAGCAAAGCAGTTAGGATTTATGGATAATGGCACAGGTAAACACCAATCAAACACAGTATATGATGAAAATGCACTTTGCCCCAACATTACAACAGTTGAGGGTGGCGGTACACAACAGATTAAAGTGTGTGAAAGTCAGATAGTTGCTATGCATGGCAGAAATCCTGATAATCCGTCAGATAGAACTAATGGAAGTCCAACAGAGCAGAGATTAGAGGTGAATATGCAAGGTACAAGTAATTGCTTGACGAGTGTGCAGAAAGATAATTTATTACTTGAAAAACCTTTGTTGCTAGGCGGCATCGGAAAAGAAAACGAGTTTGGCTCACAGTACAGGCAGGGAAACAGAGTGTATAGTTCCGATGCTTGCGCTATGGCATTAAATTCTCAACCGGTTGGAAATGCTGGTGGAAATTCATATTTATACAATGTTGGCTATCGTATCAGAAAGCTGACACCGAGAGAGTGTGGACGGCTGATGGGTGTACCTGATGAAGATATTGACAAAATGGCAGCAGTCAACAGCAATACGCAGTTGTATAAACAATTCGGAAACAGCATAGTAGTTGATGTTATGTGTGCTATGTTTAAGAATTTGAACATCAATCAAAAATAAAATGTGAGGTGGTAAATATGGGAAATCAGCCTTTGGAAGTTAAGGCGGATAGAAACTATAATAGGGCGCATGAGATGACGAGAAACGGCAAATTCACAGTTGAATGGTGTTTGGAGTTTATTAACAACTGGGAAAGAGCAACACGAAAGCTCAGAGGTGGTGACAATGGTAAGAGAAATTAACGATTGTTGTGGTTGTGCCGTACCTGGTTATCCGTGTATGGGTGATAGTTGCCCTAGACGGCATACGATCGTTTATGAGTGTGATAGGTGCGACTGTGAATGCGATATACTTTATGATTATGACGGCAATCAGTTGTGTGAGGACTGCTTGCTGGAGGTTGTACCAAAGATAGGAGGGTAATATGGCGGTTTACAGGAATGTACATCTGTCATTTTGGACAGATAACAAGGTTGAAGATGATTTTACACCAGAGGATAAGTATTTTTATATGTATTTGCTGACTAACCCTCAGACAAATATATGTGGTTGCTATGAGGTTAGCTATTCTCAGATGACAAGGCAGACTGGCTATAACAAAGATACTGTTATGCGCTTGCTTGAAAGATTTGAAAATGTACATAAAATCATACGTTTTGACAAAAATACCAAAGAAATACTGATACTTAACTGGTATAAATACAACTGGAATAAGTCAGAAAAGACCTTAACAGGGGTAGAAAATGTAGCGAAATATGTTAAATCTGCTGAGTTTAAAAAATACATTTTTGATGTGATAAAAAGCATAAAGAATGATACCCCTATTATGGGGCATGTATGCCCCATACAAGCATCTGTATCTGATACTGATATTAATAATATATATATTAATAATAAAAGAGATATAGTTAATACATCTAAGAATATTAATATAAATAATAATATACTAGATGAATTAATTACAGAGTTTAATATATCTAATTATTTATTAGATAGTATCAATACATGGCTTAAATATAAAAAAGAACGGAGATTTACATACAAAGAGAGTGGCCTGAGAACCTTGGTTAAGACTATTAAGGCCAAGGCTGATGAGTATGGAGAGCAGGCTGTCATCGCAATAATTGATGAGAGTATTGGAAATGGCTATCAAGGGATAACCTGGGACAGAATAAAAAAAGTTCAACCACCAAAGTCTCGACAGAGTGCAAGCGATCAGTTTGATAGGCTCATGGAGCAGATAAGGAGAGATGAAGATGGCAAAAATATTTAGATTTAGCGGGTATTTTGTTGATGGAGACATTAGCCAATACGATGTAGAGGGATTCAAAGGCGCATTGACTGAAACCATATTAGGTGAAAGCACCATATGCAAGTTTCAGCAGTTGCATATTGAGGAAAGCGAAGATTTTACAAATGATGGAGAACTGGAAGAAAATTGTGACCTTGCATTACTGACAAGGCATTTCAAGAAAGAGTCTAATTACGATTTTGATAGGCCGCTACCAGTAGCAGGGCAGAAGTACAGGCATTTTAAGATAGGAAAAGTTGTAACGGTTATAGGAATATCAAGGCACACAGAAAACGAAGAAGTATCGGTTGTATACGAATATGAGGGTACTATCTGGAATAGACCACTTGGAATGTTTATGAGCAAAGTCGATAGAAATAAATATCCAAATTCAAAGCAGAAGTACAGATTTGAACTGATAGGCGGTGGTGATTACGACCGATAAAGAAACACGTAAGATAATAGCGGTATTGATGGTTGCTTATCCAAACTACAAGCCGATTAACATTGACTTTACCGTATCTGTTTGGACGGATATGTTGTCTGATTATTCTTACTCAGAGGTTGACATGGCAATCAAGGCATATATATCAACGGACACCAGTGGCTTTGCCCCGGCGATAGGACAGGTTATAGACAAAATAAAGTCAATAACTACTCCTCGGCAAATGACCGATGCCGAAGCGTGGTCACTGGTCCGCAAGGCAATATCGGATAGTGGCTACAATGCAACAGCAAGATTTAACGAGTTGCCGCCGGCATGTCAGAGAGCCGTGGGCTCACCGTCACAGCTGAGAATGTGGGCGCAAGACACGGAGTTTAATGAGAATGTCGTGAGCAGCAACTTCATGCGGTGCTATCGAACAGAGATAGCACGACAGAGAGAGATAGACAGAATGCCGTCAGAGATACGACAGATGATTGATAAAGTCAATAATAATTCTAAATTACTTCAAGATAAACAGGCTAATCTGCCTGAGATTACTCAAGATAAAAACTATAAACTGAATAGAGAGTAGTGACTATGGGAGCATCAACAAAACAGTACCGCCGCCGTAAAGCTGCTGGATTATGTGTCGAATGTGGAAAACCGCTGGACAGGATAGGTGCTTACTGTGTTAAATGTTGCAAGGCACACACCGAGGACTCCATACAACAAAAACACTGGTATGCCGATAATGGAATATGCCCTACATGCCGAATAAATAAATTAATGGGGACTGAAAGGCACTGCCCTGAGTGTCGCGCACGAGAATCTGAGTGGAAGCTAAGAAAAAGGGAGTCAGACAGAGAAAACACCAACAAACAACATGCGGAATGGGCGAAAACCAAATATGCCGAAAGGGTTGAAAAAGGCCTTTGTACTAGGTGCGGAAAACGACCGGCTAAAGATGGTGCACACACATGTGTGTATTGCGCTGAAAAAACTAATGCTTATCACCGAAGAAAGAGAGCAGAGAAAAGGTTGAATGCACAAGAAAGATACGAAAAGGGTATATGTCGATTTTGCAATAATCCTGTTAAGGATGGGTATAAGTTATGTGAGCACCACTACCAGCTCAATCTTATCAACTCGGCAAAGGCAGACAGGAGTGCATATAACAGGCGACAGTATCAGATAAGCCAAAGGAGGCGAGCGGCTAATGACAACGAAGAAAGACAATCCGTGTAAAGACTGCCCCGATAGATATGTTGGTTGTCATTCAAACTGTGAGCGGTACCTAACGTGGAAAAAAGTGTACGATGAATGGAACAGCAAAGTGTTTAACGAGAGGTCGAAGAGCCGAGCGGTTGACAAGTATCTGATAGACAGAAGTTTAAAGGCAAAGGCGGAGTATCGGAGGAAAAGCAGATGAATGTTGTGGTTACACAAAACGGTAAGAAAGTGAATATTGCTGATATTGTTCTGCCTGATGATGTGGTGAGAACAATAGCTAGCATGATTGGTTGACAAGTAAATAAATGACAAGTAGAATGTGCCGTAGAATGTAGTGTATATGCGGCACATTTTACGTAGGAGGATAATAGAAATGGAATGTGTGGCATATATAAGAGTGTCAACAGAAAGACAGGTTGAAGAGGGTTACGGCCTTGAAAGTCAAAAAAGAGATATCGAAGAATATTGTAAGAAAAATGAAATGCTAATCACTGATTGGTATATTGATGCTGGACTATCTGGGATGGACATGAGCAAGCGTGTTGAACTGCAACGGCTTATATCGGACATATCGAAAATAAACAACATAGTAGTATATAAGCTGGACAGGCTAGCAAGGGATTCAGTAGATGCATTATACATGATTGAAAAACTCTTTACACCGAAAGGTGTCAGAGTTAATAGCGTACACGATTTTGCCAGGTACGAGACGCCGCAAGACAAATTCCAAACACATATTATGGCGGCAGTTGCCGAATACGATAGAAACACAATGTTGCTGAGAATGCGCGGCGGTATGCTGGAGAGAGTTAAAAATGGCTACTGGATGGGCGGCGGCAATACACCATACTGTTACCGATATGATAAAAACCTTGGCTATCTTGTACCAATTCCAGAACGTGCCGAACAGGCTAATAGAGCTATGGATTTGTTTATTGACGGCATGTCCGACGTAAAAATTCAGAGACTACTTGGCTATAAGAGCGAATTTGTTGTGAGAAATATCCTCACAGGGGTTGTTAATATCGGCTATATCCCATACAAGGGCGGCACATATAAAGGATTGCATGAGTCGATATTTGAACACGACAAATTTTATCTTGCTCAGGAGTTGAGAAAAAGTAGACGTAAACAGCATATATACAGTTTTACCGAGCCACATTTGCTTACAGGTTTGTGTTATTGCAAAACCTGTGGTTGCAAGATGCGATACCAGAAGATAACTGGCATGGGAATCCACAAGATATATTGTTGCTCACACGACAAATACTTGGACTACTTGCCAAACTATAATGCAGATTGCGACAACCCCGGAGCATGGGCAAGCGATATTGAAAAAGCATTTGAGCATGAAATACTCGACATCTCAATAAATCTATCGCAATACAAGCCAAAGGCAAAAGAAACAAAGCTGCAAATACTGACTAACCAGCTTGAAAAGCAAAAATCAAAGCTAAAACGGCTATACACTCTGTATGCAGAGGGAAACGACATGGTTTTGGATATGATTAAGACTTTGGAGACTGAAATTAGAGAGACTACCGAAAAGATCTCAGCTGAAAGAAAAAATGGCCAGCATGAGCAGAAAAAAGAATTTGTCTATGAGAATATAAAAAAACTTGCCGACATCTGGGATGGTATCAGCAAGTCTCAAAAAAACTCTATACTCAAAACTATAATTGATAAGGTGATTGTAGGCAAGGACGATATAGAAATTCAGCTAAAAAACTTTTAGCACTTACATAATGCAGTTCCTATGGCATTAAGGTGGTGCTATACCGCATATACACTACATTCTTTTTGACACATGACGCATTATGTGTCTTTTTTATTGCTATTTTTTAGGCTATATGTTATGTTGATTGTGTACTTAGGAGGTATATTGATGATTGATATATCTAAGCTGATAAAGGCTGAATATGAGTACATAAGATTAAATGCTAACTTCACAGAGCGAGAATTACAACTGTATGAGTTGCGCAACAAACAATACACATATGAAATGTGCGCCGAGTTGATGAATATGAGTGTGTCGACAATAAAGCGGATAGCACATCAGGTAGACCGAAAGATAAACCGGGTGATACAATGATGACACTTTGGTGAGCTGATTATGAGCGGATAACGAACTCGTTACCGCTCTTTTTTTATGCAAAAATAGAATTATAGGAGGTGGCTTATGATTACCGACGAAATGCTGGAACGTATTTTTTCTAGGGAAGATGTGGCAAAAGTGCCACTTATATATCAATCGACAATGATACACGCAATTGACGAAGAACTTGAAAAGGAGAAATCAGATGATAGCACAGACACCTTATCAAAATATGATTTATAGTCAGCCACAAATGGCTTATACACCCCAAATGTACAATCCATGGACAACTAGACCACAATCTCAGGTTCAGCCTATGCCAGTAGAGCAACCTCAACAAGTAATGCAGCCACAAGTAAAGCCGCTTACAGGTAAGGTTGTCCAAACTTTAGAAGCAATAACGGCAAACGATGTTCCGATGGATGGCACCGCTGCTTTTTTCCCTAAACAAGATTTGTCTGAGATTTATGTTAAGGGATGGAACGCAGAAGGACAAATTGAAACAATCGTGTATAAGCCCGTTAGAGATACAAAACCGACACAGGCAGTAAATAATACTTTTGATGCAGAAAAATTCAAAATAGACCTATCAGAAAGCGTTACAGAGGGTATTACAGCAAGATTAGATAATCTGTATTCAAAAATCGAAGAAATTGAAAGTAAATTAACAAGTTCTCAGAGGAAAAATTCGCGATCACAAAGTAAAGGTGGTGACGAAGAGTGAACCCAATTAACATTTTTCAAATGATGAAAGCTGGCCCACAACAGTTTATACAGCAGATGATGGGAAATAATCAGATTATGAGTAATCCTATGATGAAAAATACTATCAATATGGCACAACAAGGCAACGTACAGGGTATAGAGCAAATGGCGAGAAATTTGTGCAAAGAAAAGGGATTAAATGCAGATGATGTATTTAATCAGATAAAAAGTAGATTTGGTAATTAGTAGCATATTAGATGTCTTTGCAAATTACCTAGGTGACATCTTTATGAATATATTTTCAGGAGGTAACAATATGTTTTCAAACTCAAATTGTGCCAGCGTACCTTTAGTGGCTAACATTGATGGTAATGGCAATAACAATGGTGGTTGGGCTGACGGCGGATGGCTTTGGATAATCGTTGTATTTGCCTTGCTCTTTGGATGGGGCAATGGTGGATTTGGCGGTTTTGGCGGCAACAATGGTGGTGGCTATGTTGCGACAGCAGCTACACAAGCTGATATTCAGAGAGGATTTGATAATTCAGCAGTTATCAGCAAGTTAGACGGCATTTCTAACGGACTTTGTGATGGATTTTATGCCATGAACAACAGCATGCTTACTGGTTTTAACGGCATTAACACAAATATCATGCAGACAGGCTATGGCATACAACAGGCGATCAACGCTGACACTGTAGCTGGTATGCAGAACACAAATGCTATTCAGGCAACCCTTAACAACATGGCTGCTCAGAATGCCGCTTGTTGCTGTGAGACTCAGAGACAGATTGAGAGAGGTTTCTGCGACACCAACTACAACATGGCTACACAGGCTTGTGAGACAAGACAGGCTATCGAGAACAGCACGAGAAGCATCCTTGATTTCCTGACTCAGGACAAGATAGCCACATTACAGGCAGAAAACAATAGCTTAAGGCTCGCCGCATCACAGGATAGACAGAATGCACTTCTGACTACTGCAATGACAGCACAAACACAGCAGATTGTCAACTCTGTAAATCCTACAGCTATTCCAGCTTATGTTGTGCCTAATCCTAATGCTTATGCTTATGGATGTGGTTGCAATGCAGGCTGTGGCTGCTAAAAGTAGCAGCTACGTAAAAGCGAATAATTGAGTATCTTAATTGAGTTTAACTCGATTATGTCTGCTATGCAGTATTACTTTTAACCCAAGGGCAGACTGAAATATGTTTGCCCTTATTTTATGAAAGAGAGGTAAAGATAATGGAGATAACAGGGATTGCATTACAAACAGTTTCCGCAGGCGAAGATGTTGCATTTACAGAAACACCGGTATGTGGCACTAAATGCATAGTTCACAGACAAGGAAGCGGAATTATCAAGCTAAGAGGCATTACAAATCAGTGCAAGGCAAGATTTTTAGTATCCTATAGCGGTAATATCCAGATACCAACAGGCGGTACAGTTGAAGCTATCTCACTTGCTATTGCAGTAGATGGAGAGCCTTTGCAGTCAACACGAATGATTGTAACCCCAGCCGCAGTCGAGAATTTCTTTAATGTGTCGGCACAGGCTTATATTGATGTGCCTTGCGGTTGTTGCAGTACAGTAGCGGTGCAGAATACATCGGCACAGGCTATTGAAGTGCAGAATAGTAACTTAATCGCAGTAAGGGAGGCTTGATGATATGCATAAATGGGCTAAACAGATTATGGAATGTGTCAAGGCGAAAGTTGAAGCAATCGGATTAGATAATTTTGAGGGGCAGAACCTTGACGATTTAAAGGATTTTACAGAAATAGCGAAGAACATAGCTTGCTTTGACAAGGATTACAGAATTGTTGAAGCTATGGAAAAATCAGAAGATAATGAGGACATTATGCGTATGGTTGAACAGTACGAAGATTATCCAGATAGAAGATTCTATGATAACTACCGCTATGCTAATGGCAGATTTGCGCCGAAAGGCAGAGGAACAAGGCGCGGTTATATAGAGCCTCCTTACTATCATCAGATGCCAGACGATTATAGGACATGGGAAGATAAGCCAGTGCAGGAAAGAATGAGAGACCTTGATCGCATGAGTGGTAGAATGCACTATACAGAGCCAACGACTGCTACAAGAGACAGCAGAGAAGGCAAAAGTGGCATGATGAGGAGATCATACATCGAGGCTAAAGAAATGCATAAGGATAAAGACACAACTATGCAGGAACTTGAGAAGTACCTCAAAGGAGTTAGTGAGGACATTACAGATGTGATCGGCAGCATGACCCCGGAAGAGCGGTCGATGCTCAAATCAAAAATGTCTACACTTGTAACAAAACTGTAACAATTACACATGATGTATATAAGCGTGAGGGAGTGCAAAGTCGCTCTCTTGCGTTTTAAGGGGGCATATAGATTGAATTTTGAATTAAATAGTATTCAATGGCAAATTGTATGGGTAGACAATAAAAACTCGTTATTGAGCCGTACAGATGGCTCTATGAGCGTGGGAGTAACAGACATGAATACCCACTGCATATATTTGGCTAAAAGTTTGCATGGGGCATTTCTACGTAAAGTGATTATACATGAACTATGTCATTGCGTTTGCATGTCATATAACATATATATGCCGATAGAACAGGAAGAGATGCTGTGTGACTTTGTTGCTACATACGGCGACCAAGTATTTGAAATTGTTGATATATTAACAGGATATATGGGAGATAGAATGTATGGATAACATAGATAAGATATTAAAATATATAAGACGAACCAATCCGGACATGACCCGACAAAAGTTGATAGAAGAGTTAGGACAATCACACTATATTGCCAAAGCCCTTGTTATAGCATCAAATCAAAAATAAAAATTAATTTTTCAAAAATTCTTATAAAAAATATTCGGATTAATGTATACCCCCCCTATCAAATAATTCTGAAAATTTCGGACGGTCAAAAAATTTTTCCTCAACTTTTTCTCAATTTCATGCGAGTTTTATTCAGATCTTTGAACAGAATTGAAACACTTCAACGTGGTGAAGTGAGACATAACCCAAACCGGGATCAGCCACACGGCGAAAGAATACCGCCGACAGGCTTATAATATGCCATTGTCTCCGCGATAGTTTTTTGTTTACTGCTTTGCGTGTCGCTGTTAATAGATTTACACGTCCACACATTCAAAAAGCCTTAAAACGCAAATAAACGCGTTGTTATCTTTGCTCATACAACAGCAATATAAACCGGGCGAGATCCACCACCGAAAAACGGCAGCAGACAGGCGCAATTAATAAACCGCCATAAATAATATAATTGTATAGAATTGCACAAACAATTCACACAATTAGATATAAATATATAGTTAATAAGGCTATACATGAACAGCATAGCACACAAGCACCAGCATAGCAATATTATATTATCAAAGATCAGGAAGCCACCCGGCTGGAATCGAACCAGCCACAACCACCAGCGACGGCAAAAGGGCGCACATGCGCCCTCTGTTTTTTTAAAAATAGGATTTTTCATAGCAAACATTTTTTAAATAAATATTTTTTTGTTCAATGCCACCACCCAAACCCATGGCATATAAGGCCACATTATACGGAACGGCGTCCAATAATTTTTCATATTGCTGAGATTTGGGCATAGAATCTAACCAGCCTTCCCATTCCTCGCACTGCTCATGTGCGCAATGTTTTATTTTCTCAAGGTCATCAGCCGGAATATATGACTGCGGGTTTACATACCAAGTGATTTTCCCACATCTCGCAATGTGTGCAACCTGTTTAAAATCCCCACTTTCACGCACCGCGCTATTACAAACCGTAACACCATTACCTAAGCAACACATAAACAATTCAAATTTTTTCATATTTTTAACCTCCGTTTATTTTTGTCCCCTTATTGGGTAACAGCAAGAGGCGGAATCGAACCGCCCGAAATTCCTTTAATTCTTGCCGATTTTACGAGAATGCCCGGCGGGCTATCTCGTCTAATATTTTATTTTTATTGTCATCCATTGGAGCAAGAAGCCAACCCGGAACAATAACATAATTAACACATTTAACGCCGTTTATGCTCCTTTCCTGTCTCTCCACCTGCGGGTTAAGATCCATTGCACCGGTGTAAACGCCCTCACCGTCCAGCCTTGTAACATCGACGGCGATGTATTCCGTCTTTCCTCTGCGTCCTCTTAACAGCTCAACAATTATTTTGTTGCCGTTTTTATCCAGATCAGAAAATGTTATTACCTCTCTGTAAATCCTGCCGTCGTGCTGCGCTCTTATTTCCTCTGTGTAGTTTCTCATGTTGTTACCTCCTAAAAATATATTCTTTTCGGTCTGCCATCATCAGAGCCGAGAGACCATCCCCGGCTGACGCTCCAACTTTCGGAGCGTTTCGGCTAAAATTTGAACATGTCCGCCGGTGCAAGGATTGAACCGCCGGCGCACTTGGCATATATGAGACATTCGCCGCCTTTTTCAAATGACATGTAAAATTCGCATGTCACGGCGTTTTCTGGATCGTCGGGGCCATATATAATCGGATCGCCGGGATCACATTCTTTTTTTATTCTTTGTGCGATCTGCTCCGGTGTTGCCTCGGCTGCTTTGTAGCAGTCTAACATAATGTTATATGTTGTCTTGCTGATCTGCTCCCATTTCGGGGCACATCCTGTTGGTGTGTTGTGATAATATCTCATGTTTTTATACCTCCTTAACAATGAAATCATGTTCAATTGTTCTGATCTGATCTTTGTTTGCTTTTACCTCTCCGATATAACTTTTGGTTGCTCTGTCATAAATTTTAATTATTCTCATTTTTTTATTCTCCTTTGTATTTCCTGCCTTGCTATCCACCAGGCACCGGCGGCAAGCTCTTGCAAGTCGTCGATGTCCGTCGTGTGGAATTGTCAAGGTTGTTATCTCTTTGATGTAACTAAAGTATAACGCACATAGACGCTTGAAACAAGATGGAATAATAACCAAAATAACGCACATAGAACACGGCAAAATTGTACATTATATATAACGCACATATAACCATTGACTTTATAACGCACTTATGTTATTGTTGATCTATCATATATAAGGAGGTAAGGCGAATGGCAGAATTAAAAACAAGTCAGAGCCAGCGTAAAGCGGTGAGAAAATACGAAAATAATAATTATAGATTGAATATTGTATTTCCGCGCGGAACAAAGGAACGCATTGAGGCATTGAATCTAAATAAAACAAATTCGGCGTTTATACGAGATACTATATTAAGTAAACTTGATGAGCTTGAAAAGATATTAAAATAACGCACATATAACCATTGACTTTATAACGCACTTATGTTATTATACAGTCAACAGATAAAGCAAAGGACAACCGCCAGAGGCGGAGAAAGGAAAAAAACAAAATGAAAATTGAAGGAATAGGAGTTATAAACAAAAATAAAGCATTGTCAATATTGACAAAAGAGGGCCGCGAGGCGGTAAAAGCCGGGGAGATCACAATTGAGGAGCTCGGCGAAATGTACAAGCTCCAGCTTGTGCAGAAAAATTCAAAAATTGGAAATATGGGCGATACGTTCCGAGAGTCATTCAAATGGATTCCGGAAGATTTACAAGAACAGTTGACGCCGGAGCAGCTGGGAAAACTTGTAGATAGCTTTTACAGCTGTTACAGTGCCGGCAAAATGCAAAAATAATATAGCGAGCTTATACCCGCTATATTAAAAACCTTATTGTTTCAATCCGTGACCGCTGGAGTTGCTAGCGGTCCATCATATCAAGCAACCATGATATGAGACTACTATATAATAATATACGATACTGAGGAGGTCAAGAAAAATGGTAACAATTAAAAAGGTAAATGAGCAGTTAGAAAAAAAGAATAATGTAAACAAAGTCTGGATAAAAGAAAATGGTGATCTTGTAATACATACAAGCGGCGCGGCTATGCCGGCAGGAATATATAATAACCCGGACGATTATTGCGAGGTCACGGACGCTTATTTTGATTGGGCATCTGGAGCAGATGGAAAATACAACACGGCTAGAATTATGGCTAGTGCCGCGAATGATTTTTACAACAAGTAAAAACTTTGTCGAACTTTGTCACACGGTTATTATTGATATAATAGCCGTGTTTTTTTATGCTTATTATATCAATTCTGGAGGTGTAAAAAGTGTTGGAACGTGGTTATTATTATAAGTTAAATATAAAGAGCTGTCAAGCAATGATAAAGGAGTATAACAGAGCAGCACAGAAAAAAGGACTGCCCCCGGCGTCCATGTGTGACATATTCGCGATTTTTGAAGAGGGAAACGGTCGGGTGCGCTGCATGTTGGATTTTGGACCTTGTGCGCATATATGTGTTAGCGTCTGCATAGATCAGCTTGAGCAGCACAAAGCCGGGCGACAGAATGACGGGAGCTGGAACTATCCAACATTGTTTGATCTGTCAGAGCGGGAGGCGATAAAGGAATACAACAGAATGTGGGATCAGATCGCAAACTGGCCATAAAGGAGAACAACCCATTGACAGACAGATAAAACAATGATATATATAATATTGTTTTTATTTTTGTTGTAAACACTAAAGAGGTATTAACCGCATAGAGTATATTAGACTGTATTCTATGCGGTTTTTGTATATGTATATATAATATATAGTTAGAGAGGAGGCGGAAACATGGAGAATAACCAGGAGGTAGAAATATTTGACAATGAGATAGATATGTACTTACAAGAGTTCTGCGACATTCACAAGCCGCCTATTGATGATCTCACAAACTGCCCACAAAATTTATGGTCCGGCGCTATGATGTATATATATAGACATATGTTTAAAGGTACAGATAGATTGTTAAATAATAATAATATATATATGTCTAAGGGTGCTATATATTCTAATATGTATGATTATAATAAATGTTTAGATATATGCGAGTATTATATATATATTTGTGGTTTATATAATAAAGTGCCATCAATAATAGACTATTGCCACTTGACAGGCATTGACAACGACACAATAACAGAGTGGGGCAAGGATAAGCCAAGCCACCCGCGGACAAGAATTTACAAAAAACTTCGCGGTTTTCGTGAGAATTGTCTGACAAATCGACTAATTGACACAAAACAGGCGGTTGGCTTAATTGCGATACAAAACAGGGAATATGGCTGGAATGATGCTGGCGGGGCTGCTGCCGGAGGTGCCACAATCGCTCTAACTGCCTCAGATGTGCGCAAATTGTTAGAGTCAAATTGTGCCAAACTTCCAGACAATTCAGCACAGGCGGAGACTATAGAGGTTGATTGTACCGTGCCGAATTGTATGAACAATTCAAACAATTTAGGACGGGCTGAAAGCGTAGGAAATAAGCCACTTTTTGATGGTAACAACACGGAATAAATACATAACTGTGCGTGAAACGTGGGTTTTGCGAATAGATACAAAGGCATAGGCGACATAATAGCAAATTGCGCGAACAATTAAAACAATATTAGCACTTAGACAAAATGAGTGCTAAAAAAAGAACGCTGGAGGGGGGTGGGGGTGTGACAGGATCCCAGGAGAGCCCCTACTAAGCCCCCCAAATATTTTTAAAATAAAAAAGGCCTTATCAGCCACATATAAATACATCAAGTATAAATCTACACACGACACCATATATACATAAAACAGCAATACATTAACTGAAAAACATATAGACAAAATCCAACATCAGACAAAACTATAAAATCCCCAAAAGGAACAAAATGAACGGAATTGAATATCAAATGGCTGCCATGCGTACAAATGATGGCAGGAATAGAGATAGACTTCTTAATGCTGTTTCAACAACAAATGGAATAGACGTTGCTGAACTGCTTAATGGTGTTATAGGTCTTACAGGCGAGTCGGGCAAAGTTGCTGATCTTGCTAAAAAAGGCGTATTTCACGAAAAAGGCATAGACATAAACCACTTGAAGAAAGAATGCGGCGATGTAATGTGGTACGTTGCCATGATCTGTGATGCAAGTGGTTTTACCCTTGATGATGTTATGCAGACGAACAAGGAAAAACTTGAAAACAGATATCCAGATGGATTTGACACTTGGAGAGCAAACCACAAACAGGAGGACGACATATGATTGAACTTATCGTTTTGCTTTGGATTGCAATAAAACTTAATGCTCCTGTTTGGATATATATATTGTTGGGTATAGTTGCTTTAATTAAGGCTGTGGCGTTTGGAATAAATCTCAGCAAGAATAACTAGACATTGGGAGGTAATCACTATGGCAAAAGATAAATGCAGCAATTGTGAATACTGCATAACAGAAGATGGTGATAAGGTTTGTAACAATCAGAATAGCGAATATTATTCAGATTATGTTGAACCTGGACATGTATGTTTGGATTATGAGGGCAAAAACAATGAGTGTGACTGATGATATTCTGAAAACTGACTACAGTTTACAATTTGATGAAAAGCGCAAGGCTTTAGTGGTTCAAAGTCATTATAAGTATGGCAGAGCCGGAAGAAATTTTGCCACAGGCAACGTTGATGCAATAGGCAGCCTTGAAAAATGCCTTGCAAAGTTTAAAGAGACAGGGAATACGGAATATCTTCTTGATGTTGCCAATTATGCTATGTTCAGATATATGTGGCCACAAAGCGGAGAATACTTTAAGCATACCGACAGTGATGAATCAGCCGGAATAGTCGGTATGAGTGTTAATGAAATGGAGAAATACAAATAGGGTTATCGCCAAGTGGTAAGGCACAGGACTTTGACTCCTGCATCCGTGGGTTCAAATCCCACTAGCCCCGCTACTGAGTATAGGCAGTTGTCGCAAGTAGCCTTTCCACCTATACAGTCCACCATGACTAACCATGGGAGCCTTGAGACCATACAAGGCGAATGTGAATGATTAGCTCAGTTGGGAGAGCAATAGATTTTTAATCTATGGGCCATGGGTTCGAGTCCCATATCGTTCATGCGGTTAAGGTTTTCAAATTCTTTTACCTTGATCGGACAAATGTTTGTTTCATTTGTGCTCCTTTCACTCACTAGCGGAATGCTGAATAAAGGACCGTCACCAGGTCCGGTGAGTGTTTTGTGAAAATCAGCCTACAGAATGCCAACTGTAGCCGTATAGGCGGTCGAATACTCCTCCCCAGAGTAAATGATCACAAGCCCCGGCATACGGCTATATAGTATGCCATATGTATAATGACGCGGAGTAGAGCAGTCTGGCAGCTCGCTAGCCTCATAAGCTAGAGGTCATGGGTTCGAATCCCATCTCTGCTATTTGTTGGCCAAAGTTAAGCTCTTTCTGAGCATTGGGTCTATGGCTTGACTAACAATCTTAAAGCTTAAGGAGGCCGGATAGCAACCGGATAGAGTATTGGTGGCAGAGTCCTACTTGAATTAAAAAAAATGCCTTGATTTGGAAAAATTAAGGAAATGCACACTGGAACAATAGTCATAGTCAAGTGGTCAAGACATCGCCATTTCACGGCGGTAACGAGGGTTCGACTCCCTCTTGTTCCATTACAAAAACAGAGATGTATGGTTGTGAGGTGAAATATGGCTGGTGGTGTACATAGGTGCGATCCGGATAAGTTTTCAGAGGCAGTAGCAGAATATATGGCTGGCAGAGTTACACAGGCTAAAGCTGCGCAGATAGCCAGAATGAGTATTCCAACCTTTTTGAAATACCTCAATATGCTATTTAGCGGAGAACCATTTCCAGACACATTGTTTGTTTTTGAAGATAAAGGAAAAGTCAATGAAAGTAATAATGACGGTGGACAATCGTAAACGAGAATACACAGAAGAGCACTTTAGAAGTGGCAATCCTGAAAAAGACGGCAATTATATTGTGGTATCACGCACAGGTGCTATTTGCCGTGATAACTACAGTAGCGATAGTGGATGGCAAAAGTCAGAAAATGATGGAACTGTGGAGTATTTGCCACAATCATGGGAGAGATTCAATGAAACATGAAAGAGAATGGCACACTTGCGACAGGTGCGGGAAAGAAATTGCAGCAGAATCAATAGCGATAATAAATTTTTTTGAATATGGTACTTTCCCATATGAAATTCCGTCCTTTGGTCTTGATGATGAAAGAGGGAATATTGCAATTCACACTTTTGAACATGCAAATAAAAAGTATGAATTATGTTCAGAGTGTAACGAAGATTTTGAGAGGTTTATGAGGAATGAAAACACTAATTGATTTTGTTAAAAAATTAAAAACATTTTATCAATTTTACAGAGATTATGAATACGATGGCAATGATTGTCGATTTATAATTGAAAACTATCAAGAGGTTTTATGCAACCGTACAAAGACAATGAGCAAACCTACATATTATGCAAAAAGCGTTATTGCTCAAATGGATAGGTGGTATGAAGATTCTTGGAAACCCGTGTACAAATGCTCACCGATAGGTAAGAATGCGAAGAAGTTAGATCCTGATTTATTAGGACTTGATTTTTATATGTTTCCGGCCGATAAATAGAATCGGTCGCTACCCTAGAAAAATTATAGGCAGAGGCCGTAGCACCTCTGCTTTTTAGCGAGGTGCTATTTTTATGTCTGAATTACAGAGTTTGATTAAGGATTGTGAAAAATACATAGATATCCGGGGCATAGACGAAACTATTATCAATGCCTATCTTGATACTTGCCAACTAGCCAAAAATGATGGTGATATCACTACAATGCTTGAATGCACGACAAGATCAAAGTCAATCGTGAATCAATTTTGTTTGAAACAATTCGGCATGGATATCTGGGAGATTGAAAAATTTGCCCAGGCAAACAAGACAGAGATAGAGCTTGTCAATCAATATTATCAAATTCTAAAACTTGAATCTTATGATAAATTTGAAAGCTTTATTTTTTACATGGAGAAGAATAGAGCTTGGCAGAAGAGATTTTATCAGCCTAGGCGAAAAACCTTAAATGTTGTTGCACAAGATTTGGAAGATTTGGAGCAACGCAAAATCAAGTTCTATGGCTTGTCTATGCCGTCCCGTGTTGGAAAGGCTATTTCTTTTGATACTCCGGTATTAACGGAAAAAGGCTGGAAAAAACATGGCGATTTGACTATAAGAGATAGAGTAATAGGAATTGATGGAGAATTTAAACGTATATTAGCAATACATAACCCTTGCGAAATGGAATATAAGGTTACTTTCTCGGATGGAGAAAACATTATTTGCCATGGAAACCATGAGTGGGTTGTGTATGACAGGCATTTACAGAGAGAAGTTACATATGAAACAAAATTCTTAAAAGATAATCTTTTTGAAAAAGATGGGCGAAAAAGGATGTTTCTTCCAGATGTGCAAGAAGTTCAAGGCTCTCATAAACCGCTGTGGGTTGACCCATATACTTTAGGAGCGTGGCTTGGAGACGGAAGAAATACTAATCCGGATATATGCGGAGCAGAAAGTGATTATGCAATAGTCCAAAAAATATTATCTGCTGGATATGAATTATCGTGGAATACAAAACATAAAACCACAGGTGTAAGATATTATGGTTTTAAAGGCCTTAGAGAGCAGTTGCAGAAATATGGAATGTGCCATAGTAGACACACAACACTTAAACATATTCCAGATGAATATTTAATTGCTGACGAAGAACAAAGATTAGAACTTTTAGCCGGACTATTGGACACCGATGGCTGCTTGATTGAAAAAGAAAATAGATATCAGTTCACAACATCTGATTTTTTTCTTAAAGAGGACTTTGTGACACTTGTTAATACATTTAGATGGAGAACGTCTGTAAAAGTATGTAGTCCAAAAACAAGCTCATCTGGAATACAAGGGAAAAAGAATTATTGGGTTATTAGCTTTAATCCAACAAAATATATACCATGCCAATTAGAAAGAAAACAGATAAATAATTTTTCTGCCCAAAGAAGAATATCAATTGAAAAAATTGAAGAAATTCCGAGGTACTCATCATATGGTAATTGTATAACAGTTGAAGATGGCATATATTGCGTTGGAAAGACATTAAAGCCTACACACAACAGTACAATTTGTATTTTTTTCCTTGCGTGGATTATGCTACGCAGACCAAATAGCCATTCAGCAATGGGTGGACATTCAGGAATACTTGCTAAGGGATTTTACAAAGAACTTATGAATCTTGTATCAACGCCTGAATACACATTTGGAGAATTGTTTAGTTATTATCACCCAAAATACAAATCAGTTGTTACGGATAAAAGTGCGGATGAATTTACGATTACGCTTGGTGATCCGGACAGATTTGCAACAATTACCTGTAGGGGTATTGATGGCACATGGACAGGTGCCGTTGATGTATCAGCTGACGGATATCTCTATGTCGATGACCTTGTGCGTGATCGTGAACATTCTCTGTCACCTACACGTATGGAGAATACCTATCAGGAATACCTTAATAAAATGGTAGACCGTAAAAACGACGGTGCAAGAGAATTGATGGTTGGTACTCTTTGGAATGTCCTAGACCCACTGGAACGTCTCAGAAAACAATATGAAAAAGACCCTCAATATAGATTCAGGCAAATACCGGCACTTAATGAGAACGACGAAAGTAATTTCAACTATGAAATAAACGGATTTTCCACGGAATACTATAGGGATATGCGAGACAAATTGGAAAACGCTGAATGGATGGCGAAGTTCATGCAAAAGCCTTACGTCCGTGAGGGATTGCTATTCCCAACAGATAGTCTTAGATATTTTAACGGAGTTTTACCAGACGGAGATTGTAGGTACATCGGTGTTACAGATATAGCCTGGGGTGGTGGCGATAGCTTATCAATGCCTATTGGCGTTGAATATGACAACGGTGATGTGTATATCATAGGTTGGGTGTTTAATAAGGGCACAAAAGAGGTTACAGTGCCACTTGTTGTAGGTCGAATTATTGAAAATGGAATAAGACAAACTAGATTTGAGGGTAATGTTGGTGGCGATCTTTATTGCCAATATGTAGATGAAAAACTACAAGAACAAGGTTACAAATGCTCATGTTCAAGTCGCAAGGCACCAAACAAAGTTGAAAAGTTAGCAAAGATAATAGCTTATTCTGGCGATGTAAAACGCAAATTTATATTTCTGGACACGCATAGAAGAACACAAGAACAGATGCAAAAAGATTCGGAACTTGGAATAAAGAGGTATTACAGAGACGACGAATATCAAGCTGCTATGGATGAGCTGACAATGTTTGTTAGCATCGGTGGCAATGAACACGATGATGCAGCAGATGGAATCACTCAGTTGGAAATGTTTATTGAAAATCCAGAAAATACAGCAGTAGCAGAGGCAACATTAAATCCATTTAGGAGGTATTGATTAGTGGAAACAAAGGAATACTTGCAACAAATAGGCAGATATGACCGACTTATCAATAATAAGCTAGTGGAGCTTGCACAGTACAGATCTATGGCTTGTAGCGTATCAGCAGTCAAAAATGATGAAAGAGTGCAGTCATCACCTAGCTATGACACCATGGACAAAATTGTGTCTAAAATTGAGCAAATGGAAAATGAAATAGACATGCTTGTTGATAGATACATTGACAACAAACGAATAATTATATCCCAGATAGATAGTATGTCTGACGAAATGACTTATCAGATTTTATTTTCGAGATACGTTGAACAAAAGACATTTGAAAAAATGGCAACAGAAATGAACTATTGCTACAAACAAATTATACGTAGACATGGTAAAGCATTACAGGAATTTGAGAAAAAATGGGGAAACACATATAAGTAGTCCTTAAATGTCCTAGAATGTCCCATAAAACATATTATATAATATATCATGAACAAGTTGATTGATGAACACTTTGTTTTTTCTCATACTTTTTCAAACCTCATAAACCCTTTGGAGGCACCAGTAGCTTTACTGGTGCTTTTTTAATGTAAAAGGAGGTACAAACAATGAACGGAATAGATATTAGTGCCTGGCAAGGCGATGAAAATATAGATTTAAGCAAAGTTCCTTTTGATTTTTGCATTGTCAAAGCAACTGAGGGAACAAGCTATAAGAACAGATACTTTACAAGTCACTGTAACAAAGTCCTGAGCAAGAAAAAACTGTTAGGTGCGTATCATTACGCCAACGGCGGTGACGTACAGAAAGAGGCTGACTACTTCCTTGCATATGTCAAGAAGTATATTGGCAAAGCCGTTCTTGTGCTTGACTGGGAGGCAAAGAATAACCCTCTGTTTGGTGTCAAAGATTTGGAATGGTGCTTACAGTGGTGCAGCTACGTACAGAAAAAGACCGGCATCAAACCGCTTATCTACATCCAGAAGAGTGCTATGAGCGCCGTAAAAAAGGCTGGATATGGCCTGTGGGTGGCTCAGTACCCAGATAATGAGCAGACTGGATATCAGGAGCATCCGTGGAACGAGGGAGCTTATAACTGTCTTATCCGTCAGTACACATCTGTCGGAAAGCTCTCAGGTTACAGCGGCAGCCTTGATCTCAACAAGGCATATATCAGCGCTGCAAGCTGGAATAAGCTGGCAGGCAGAAGAGCCGTATCCGTACTTGCAAAGCCGACAGCCGGCAAGAAGAGCATCAATACCATTGCAAAGGAAGTCCTTGTGGGCAAGTGGGGCAACGGTGCTGATCGCAAGAGCAGATTGACAAAGGCTGGATATGATTATGCAAAGGTACAGGCAGCAGTAAACAAGCTCGTCAAGACATCACAGATGACACAGAATAAGATCATCAATGCAGTTGCACATGAGGTCATTGCTGGTCGCTGGGGCAACGGACAGGAACGTATCGATAGGCTTAAGGCAGCAGGATATGATCCTGATAAGATTCAAAAGAGAGTAAATGAACTCATGAAGTAGGAGTTAACATGAACAGATTACATTTGCAAGACCTTGTAAGAGGCCACTATGGTAGAAAAATAGCATATACCAATGTAGACACCATTACACCGGATAATATTGTGAATGTAGTCGGTGAGTGCATAGGAGTATTTAACTGGAATAAGCCAATTATAAAGTATTTATGGAATTATTACAAAGGCGACCAACCAATAAGATACAGAATTAAAGTAATTCGTGACGATGTAATTAATTACATCGTAGAAAATCATGCATATGAAATTGTGCAATTCAAAGTTGGACAAACTTACGGAGAACCGGTACAGTATATCAGCCGTAAAGATGATGATGCAATCAATAATGCGGTTGACGATCTGAATGATTACATGGTAGACGCTTGTAAGCAAGATAAGGACATAAAGGCTGGCGAATGGCAATCTGCCACTGGTACAGCATTTAAAGCTATCCAGTTTAACCCAAACGGTGATGTGCCGTTTAGGATTGTTACACCTTGTCCACTCAATACCTTTATCATATACAACAGTAACACCGAAGAACCGATGATTGCCGTCACAGAACTTAAGGACAGTGATGGCAAGTGGTATAAGCAGTGTTACACAGCCACACATGAGTGCAAAATTTATAATAGCACGGTGACAGACTGGAAATTACACGCTTATGGAGATATACCGATTGTTGAGTATCCTAATAATCACGAAAGAATAAGCGATATTGAGCTTGTTATAGATATGCTTGATGCAATCAACAATATGCAATCTAACAGAATGGATAGCATAGAACAGTTTGTACAGTCGTGGATTAAGTTTGTTAATTGTGACGTTGACAAGGACAAGTTTAAAGCCATGAAAGAAATGGGTGCCTTGGTTGTTAAGTCAACTAACGGTGTCAACAACGCTGATGTAGATGTTATGTCGCAAGAACTTAATCAATCTCAGACTCAAGTTGCCAAAGATGACTTATGGGATAATGTTCAGACAATTCTTGCAATCCCAACTAAGCAAGGTAACACAGGTGGAGATACGCAAGGAGCTGTCGAGTTAAGAAATGGCTGGGATTTTAGCAAGACACGAACAAAGTTAAAAGACCCGCTTGTTGCAACATCAGAAAAACGACTTGCTAAGCTTGCGCTTAATGCAATCAGACTGTATGCACAAGATTTAAAACTGACGGTTAGAGATTTTTCAGTGCAGATAAACCATAGCCCACAAGATAATATGTACACCAAAGCTCAGACTCTGGTTGTTCTATTGCAGGCTGGAATACATCCACTTGTCGCAATCAAGACTGTTGGATTGTGGGGGGACGCAGAAAAAACATTTTTACTGTCTAAAAAATACTTGGATAAGTTATATCTAACTATAGATGATGTAGAGCAACAGGAACCGCTGTTGATTCACTAAAGGAAGATTTAGTTAAATTCAATCCGTTATTGTCTTATGTCGATGTTGGCGCAAAAGTTTTGAGTGGAGTGAAAAATAGATTCGATATCGAAAATATTGCAGATGCCGGATTCCATGTTTCTATCAATGTAAAATCTGGTGAAAAATATCTAATAAATGGTAGTGGCTTTAATGATAATTATCCATTATATGTAATATGTTCGGATAATGCTGTTATTGGATATTCTGATGATACGACATATTCATATAAAAGTGGAGTTGAAATAAAAATTCCCAACGGTGCTACAAAATTATATGTTAATGGTAAAAATGAGTATCATCCACTAATAAAAAAACTTGTTTACGATAATCATAAAGAAACGATTGAAGAAAAAAACTATGATATTCCTCTTAATATGGAACACTTATTATATCATAGCGAATTTGAGAATTTAACGAATGATAGTGGATATAGTGCTTTGATTTCAGTGGCCGAAGATGATAAATATCTTTTAACAGGAAGTGGAACAGGACAATATCCATCATATATTTTTTATGATAAAAATATGTCTATTGTTTCATTTGGTGAATCGTCAGTCATTGTAGATAAACTTGTAATAATTCCAAACAATGTTGCTTATTTAAGAATCCAAAATAATTTAGGAACCCTATTAAAAGCTATTAAATATATAGAAAAAAATATTATATTTATTGGTGATTCTTATACACAAGGAAATAGTTTGGGGAATGACCAAGATAAAAGGTTTTCTTCAATTCTTTCCGAAATGCTTAGAATGAAAGAAATCAATGTTGGCGCAGGGGGGTGTGGGTATTTTAAAACTGAAAATTACCCTACTTATTTCTATCAACAGTTGATAGATGCTATAAATTCCATGTCTGTCAAAGATTGGGCAAATACAGAGTATGTTATTGTTTGCGGTGGACGAAATGACCCGAACAACTATCCGAATGCTACGCAAGCGGAATATGATAAAGCTACATCTGATATTTGTGACATGGCATCAAAATATTTTCCGTGCGCGAAATTGGTATTTGTCCCGTATTTGTTTGATTCTAATTATATGCCAAACAATTATTACAAGCATTATTTAAAATTGGTCAATGCACTAAGAAAGAACAAATGCGCCGTTATCAACTACGCTTACACATGGCTTACAGGCAGATTTGCTGACATATTAGAAGATAAAGTACACCCGAATGTAAATGGACACAATATTATTGCTCATAATTTATATAATATTTTAACTGGCGGTAATATTATCAATAGCCAGAGCGTTAGACTTATGGGAATGAGTGAGTATACACCGGGATGGACATACATTGACTGTATGTTATTAGGTACAGATACATTAAATATTTTTGGAAATTTTTCAATTTCAGAAAATGTTCCAGCTCAGACAATCATCTTAGAACATACATTTGAGGAAAATGATATTTATACGGCGTATACTGGAAGAACTAGCTTTTCTTTGTTGATAAGCAATTTATCAACCGGAATCAGTTATTCTGTGTTTCTAAAATACGAAAACGGAAAAATTCGTTTATATGCTAATACTACAATACCAAAAGGAAATTATTTTATATCATATACTATGCCATTTGGTAGATTATAAAGGACTTTTGTTACTTGAATTGTTGAAACAGGCTTGGCAGGGCGAACTGGGAATTGCTTAAGGTAGCAAGAAAGGTGGTAAGCAATGATAGTAAGAGCAGAAGAACCACAGCAAGAAGTTGTTATAAAAATAGATACCAGAGGGATAGCATGGGTGTACTTGTGTCTTAATGAAAGAGTTAAGACAGAAGAATATGCAGAACCCGGAGAGCAGTCAAAAACACATACCTACTATGAATATGATGGAACACAGTTTCATGCTCCTGTTGAAAGTCTTGATCTCCAAGACATCAACAACAATCCTCAGAAGTATGACGGCTATGAGCCAGCCAAAATACCGTCTGATATTGAACGTATAGACGCACAAGTAACATATACAGCAATGATGACTAACACACTGCTGACGAAGGAATAGCCTATGTATGAAAAAATAAAAAAGTGGTATCAAGTCTATCATATATGGAATGCTGAAATGGTTAAGCAAGCCTGTGATAAAGAACTGATAACAGAAGAGCAATACAACAATATAATCGGAAATTAGCAATCACGTTTGTGGTTGCTTTTTTTATACAAAATTTCGCAAGTGCCGTGAGCGTAGAAAACGGCAATGTCAATCGGTGGCGTTGCACCGTATAAAAACGTAGACATACGGAGGTAATCAATGAAAAGAGAAGATTTAGTATCAATGGGTTTGACCGATGAGCAGATCGAAAAAGTCATGGCTGAAAATGGTAAGGACGTTCAATCTGCTAATGCAAAGGCAAATAAGAACAACACAGAACTTGAAAGACTCAAAGCTATCGAAAAAGAGTATGAGGATTTAAAGGGGCAGAGTATGTCTGAGGCAGAAAGAAATGCTAAAGCTCTTGAAGATGCTCAGAAGAAGATAGCAGAGCTTGAAAAGACACAGGCAATTGCAAGCCAGAGAACAAGTGCAGCCGAGAAATTCAAGATTTCCGCTGAACAGGCAAAGCTAGTGGTTAAGGATGATGGTTCCATGGATTATGACGCTCTTGGAAAGATTATCGCAGATAAAGAAACTGCCGCTGCCCAGGCTAAAGAGAAAGAGATAGCCAATGGCTCAACACCGCCGGGTAATGGTGGTACAGGTAGCAATTCAAGTGACACAAAGACGGAGGCAGAAAAAATAGCCGCCGGTCTTATTGAAAATCAAAATACAAAAAATGATATTTTGAAGCATTACATTTAAGGAGGGAAATATAGATGCCAAGTATGAATATGCAGTATGAAAAAACAACATACTCAGGTGATGTGCAAATTCTCAAGAGAGAGCCAAACGAGGCGATACCTCTTACTTTGGATTTTGAAGAAGTTACAACAAAGGTGAATGGCAAAAAGATAGTTAAAGCTGGAACTCCGATTGGTAAAGATGGCAAGGCTGATAACACAGCAACAGTGGTTGGCATACTTCGATTTGATGTAACAGAAGATAGACCACAGGGAGTTCTTCTTAAGAAAGCATATCTCAACACAGCAGTTGCAGAAAAACATTCAGGAGTAACATACGATGCAGCAGTCAAAACAGCTCTGCCAATGATCGTATTTGAGTAATTACAGGAGGTAAAAACATATGCTAGTAAATGAAGTTATTGACAGTAAGTCAATTGCGCTGTCAGCAACAGAAAACGCAAGTAATCAGATTCCGTATCTTGGATTACAGTGGTTTCCAGAGAGAAAGAAACAGGGACTTGACCTGCAATGGATAAAGACACATAAAGGACTTCCTGTATCCCTTGCACCATCTAACTTTGATTCAATCCCAACAATCAGAGCTAGAGAGGGACTTTCTAAGGAAAAAACACAGATGGCATTTTTCCGCGAGGGAATGACCATAGGTGAAGCAGAAATGCTTGAAATAGAAAGAGCAAACACTGCTGATGATCCATACCTTGCAAGTGCTCTTAGTGCGGTATATGACGACACAAGCAGACTTGTAAGCGGTGCGGAAGTTGTTCCAGAGAGAATGAGAATGGCTCTCCTTTCTACGGTAAATGGGCATCCGGTTATCACTATTAAGAGTGACGGTGTTCAATATTCATATGATTATGATTCTGACGGATCATACACTACGGATCATTACATCAAGCTTGATGGAACAAGCATGTGGAGCGACACAACCAATTCAAAGCCGCTCACAGACCTTAACAATGCAAGAAAGAAGTTACAGAAGCAAGGCAAGATTGCTAGATATGTGCTTATGAACAGCAATACATTCCAGTATCTTCTTGACAATGCACAGATAAGAAACTCAATCCTTGCACAGAACCTTACAGCAACTATTGAGGTTGACGATGATACTGTTATTTCAGTAGTGCAGAAGAGAACCAAACTTACTATCGTGCTTTACGATAAGATGTACATTGATGACGAGGGCAAGGAGCAGTATTTCTATCCAGATAACAAGGTTACACTTCTTCCAGAAGGTAATCTTGGCAATACATGGTTTGGTACTACACCAGAAGAGAGAACTGCAAGACAGGTGGCAGATGTTGATGTAACTCAGTATGGTACAGGAATTACAGTTGCTACAAAAACAGAGTATGGCCCACCAATGAAGATGTCAACATTTGCGTCTGAGGTTGTTTTGCCATCTTATGAGAATATGGATAGCACTGCCGTAATTGAAGTTCATCACGAGTAGGAGTAGGAGGCAACTTATGATATATCCCTATATTGTTGTAAAAGATGGGGTATGGTATGATGCCGGAAATGACGTTCCGGAAACAAGCAGACCAGAAACAGAAAAAACTGTTTCTGGTGTTGCTGTTCATACCAAGACCGAGATCAACAGAATGTCAACAGACGATCTAAAAGCGCTTGCAATATCAGAGGGCATAGATAACGCCGAAAACATGACAGGTGGCGCATTAAAAGAAGTGCTTATAGCTCATTTTGCTTTGTAGGAGGTAGTCATGGAACACACATTGGTAGAGCAAGTCAAAATACGAAAAGGTCAATATGAAGTCGGTGACGATGGCTCTATCAAGTGGACTGATCTACAGGATAATCCAAGAATAGAGCAGCATATTGAAGAAATTAAGCAGGAAATACGCAACAAGCGTAATTACCCATCTGATTACACAGATGAGCAAATAGAAGAAGATATGAAACGATATACTACCAATATAGTCAGCTTGGTTGTATATGACTTATCTCAAGCTGGTGAGGAATACATGGCAAGTTTTGGTGAAAATGGAGTCAGCCGTAGTTGGATTGACAGAAATAAGCTGCTAGCTGATATATTCCCATTTGTTGAGATATTATAGAAGATTGTGCGTTACCCAACGGTAGCAGAGGGCATACATTATGGTGGTGGTGGGCAGTATGCAAACATAAGAGAAAGGCGGTAGATATATGCCAGTAGCAATAATTATCAGCATCATATCGGTTACTTTCTCTATTTTTTTTGGAATTGTCAGCCTTGTGCTGAATATCAAGAATAATAGAAGAACTGATAATTCAGACCTAGAGGATAGAGTCCGAGAAAACACCCGCATAAATATGAAGTTAGATGCCATATCTAGCAACACTAAGGACATAAAAGATGAAGTTGTGGAAATGAGAAAAGAACTTAATTCTCATGACAACAGAATTATTAAAGTTGAGGAAAGTGTTAAGTCACTTCATCATCGCGTAGATGAAATGGCAACACGACTCAACGAAAACAAGGAGGTGTAAAAATGGATGTTATACAGAGCCTTGTAGCCAATATGGCTATTATAGTGTCTGTCATAGGCGTACTTACATTTGTTGTGGCGGTAATTACACAAGTAATCAAAGGTGTTGGCGTATTTAAGAAGATACCAACCGACATATTGGTGCTTGTGCTGTCCATAGGCATTACCGTTGTGGCTTTTATTGCCTATATGCAGTACATACATATGACAATACTTTGGTATATGATTCTTGCAGCTATCCTAGCCGGATTTGTAGTTGCATTTGTAGCAATGTATGGTTGGGAAAAGCTATCTGAGCTTTGGAAGCGATTTGGCAAGGATGTGAAGTAATGTCACTTGAGATTAATAAACAATCTATGAAGTATGCTTCTTACGGCAAAGAGGTGGAGATATACGAAAAAGATGATGACGGCAATATAAAGTATTTCATCACAGAAGAGGGACAAAAAATACCTCTTATAGACCATAAGGAAATATCATACGAAGAGCCTATATCATTTAGGGCTAATATCTCTTTCTCTGGCGGTGAAGCACAGGCAAAAGAATATGGCTTTGATGTCAATGATTTTGACGCAATCATAGTTACAGATAGAGGAGCATACCCTATCAAAAAAAGTGACATTATATGGCTTGATAGCAAAGTTGAATACACAGAGGATGGCTATATTGATAAAACTTCTGCTGATTTTACAGTTGTAGGAGTCAAGCCAGCTTTGCGGTCAACAAAATATGTCCTTAAGGCGGTGGTCAAGTGAAAAAAACAATAGATGTATCTTTGTCTGTGAGCAGTTTACAGAATGCAATTAAGGAGCTTAAAGCCTATCAAGCAAGGCTTGACCATAAATGCGCCGTTATTGCTGAAAGATTGGCTGATGATGGCGTAGAAGTTGCTAGAGTTCAACTCGCGAACTTAGACGCGATATTTAAGGGTGAATTGATTGAAAGCATACAATCAGAGTGTGTTACAGATACAGATTGTAGTCATATTTGGGCGGTTGTAGCCGGAACAGATCACGCAGCATTTGTTGAGTTTGGAACTGGTGTTATAGGGCAAAAGAAACCATACAAAGGCGAATTACCTCCGGGAGTATCTTGGCAATATGCAAGCGGTCAAACAATCCACCAACTCAAAGATGGTCGAATTGGTTGGTTTTACAGGGACGACAATGGCCATTGGTGGTTCACCGAGGGTATGCCATCTAGGCCATATATGTACAATACTGCTCGTGAACTTGAAAGAAAAGTCAAGAACGTTGTGAAAGAGGTGTTTGACAATGGATAATGCATGGGCAATAGAACTTGGCCCGACAATATATAGCATTGTCAAGGCCAAGGCAACAGAACAGCTTAAGGATAAATACCCAACGCTTAACGTTACAGATAAAGGTGAATCAGATCAACCAGCAGTATTTCCAACAGTCTATATTCACGAACTACCTGGAATGGAACTGGGACAAGATTTAGAGGGACAGACAATCAACGCTGTAAGAGAAACAATACAGGTTGATGTGACTTCTAACAAGAATCACAGCGAATGTAGAAAGATTGTGTCCAAAATAACGGACATATATAAACAAATGAGATTTTCAGTCACCGGAACACCTCAATACAGTGTTAATGGTGGAACCTATATATGTAACATGCGATTCAGCCGTGTGTTTGGGGCCGGCGACACAATATTATAGTTAGCAATTAGAGCCATGTGGCTCTTTTTTTATGCACATTTTTAAGGAGGTAAAGACATGGCAGTACCAGGATTAAGTACACTGGGCATTACTTTTGGTTATGGTGTTGAAACAGTCGCAGGCGAAAAGCCGACCAAATTTACTCAGTTGACCAGAATCAATGAGCTTGGCGATGCTACAGCAGAACCTGAGGCTATTGACGCATCTGCTCTTGAAGATTTTTACACAAGAAACATATCTGGCAGAACTACTGTATCTGATACATATACAGTAACCGTCAACTTGACACCAGATACACTGGCGGAGTGGGAAAAGGTGCTTGAAGAGTACAAGAAGTTAGAAGGAACAGGCAAATCTATGTGGTTTGAGACAATTACACCTGGATTTACCAAGGCAGAGTTTATTAAGGCTCAACCACCATCAGTTCTTCCAGTGGCTCCAAAAGGTCAGAATGGGCTTTTAACAGTTGAGATCAACCTTATACTCGAAGACCTTGTCGGCTTTGATACAAAGGTAGCTTTTACACCGGGGGAATAACAAACCGCTCAGATACAGCCGTGCTGAGCGATGACGATACAAAAGATACAAAATCGGCTGATTATACGTATTAAGCAAACAAGGGGCGGTTTTCGGACTGCCCTTTTCCTATTAAGAGTAGGAGGAAAGGAAAATAGCATGACAATTACAATGAATGGCAAGGAATACAATATTAAATTTGGTAATAAGGCAGTAGCTAGGGCTGGATTTATTAGCAAGCTGGCAAGAATTGGAGTAATGCAGTCAAGTACAGACGATGGAGTTGGGGCAATAGAGGGAATGGAGCAAATGTATTTGTTAATGCCGCAAATTTTACTTGCTGGATTGCAGGCTAACCATTCAGATGAGTTTGGTTACAACTTAACTACAGGAAAAGGCCGTGACGAACAGCTTAGTAAGGTTGAGGATATGCTTGACCATTTTGTAGACGAGGAAAATGGAGATTTTCTTAAGCTCCAGGAGGATGTCTCAAATGAAATTCTCCACAACGGTTTTTTAAAGAAACTGTTCGAGGAGGAGACAGCGAAAGCACAGGATCAGATACAGAAGTAATCCCCGAACAGGATAACAAAGATTTTAACTACGAAAATTACTGTAATGAAATACGACCACGTTGGTTAATGCTAACCAAAGGGTATGGACTTACAGTTGAGGATATTGACAAATCTTGCCCAGCAGAGCTTGAACCATATGAAAAAGCATATCATATGGCAGAAAAAGAACGCGACTCACAAGTATATGCATGGGTAGGAACGTATATCAGGTCTGCTCTTTGCTTTGCAATAGATCATTGCCTTAACGGCAAGAAAGCAAGTTCAGAGTATCTTAAAGCTCCACTTATGGAAAATGAAGAAGATAGGGTAAATAGACTTAGAAATGAGTTTATTGAAGAACGATTAAAGGCAAAGCAAGAATGGGATAGGACATACAATATGATTGACGGCAAGGACTGATGTTTTTGCCGTCTTTTTTATTACAACAAGGCGGTGAAACATGGCAACAGTAGATAATCTTGAAGTTAAGATACATGCAAGTGCGACACAGGCGGTTAATGCAGTAGATAAACTGTCAAATAAGCTCGGCACACTATCTAAAACATTACAAGGAATTGATAGTAATGGTATAGCTAAATTTGCACAAGGTATGAACCAGCTTGCACAGGGCATGAATGCAATAAAAAATGTAAAAATGCCTGATTTTAACAGAGCTGCCAAGGGTATAAAACAATTCGAAAACATCAACAGCGCAAAACTTACAGCGGTTGCAAATAGCATAAGCCCACTTGCCTCCAGTATATCAGTATTAGGAAACATGCAGTTCAACAACAAGGGCCTTACGAACTTCATTAATTCCATTACAAGGCTGTCTAATTCGAACATTAACGGCATGAATATAAATGCTATAGGCCAACTTGGAAATGCAATTGTAGGCTTATCTAGCACGTTACAAGGCGCTCAGAATGTTAGTACAAATGTAATACAGCTCACCAATGCAGTTGGCAGACTTGCCAATGCCGGACAAAAAGCAGGCGCTGTATCAGCAACATTACCACAATTGTCTGTGTCACTTCACAATTTGCTTAATACTATGGCGCTTGCGCCACAATTATCCGCTGGAACAATACAGATGACCACTGCACTTGGCAATCTTGCGTCAGTAGGCATAAAAGCCACACAAACCGCAGGTGGACTAGGGACGCTTGCAGCAGAACTTAAGAAGTTTATGCAAGTTATGGCTACAGCACCACAAGTATCACAAAATGTAATACAAATGACTCATGCCCTTGCAAATTTGGCAACACAAGGAAGTAGAACGGCAAGTGCAAGCAGAGGTATACAGAATAGTTTTTCCGGTATGGGCAACAGTGCTAAAAGTGCTAGAAAACATATATGGAGTCTTGCTTCAGCAGTCGGAAAACTGTATGCAGCTTTTTGGGCAGCACAAAGAGTGTTAAGTGGATTCAAAAAAGCCATAGACATTTCATCTGATCTTACTGAAGTGCAGAATGTCGTTGTTAATACGTTCGGTCAATACACGGACAAATTGGAGCAATTCTCCAAAACATCAATAAAAATGTATGGAATGTCAGAATTGTCGGCAAAACAGACAGCTGGTAGATTTCAAGCTATGGGACTTGCCATGGGAGCTCCTGTTAAAGATATGTCTGATATGTCGATACAACTTACTGCACTGTCAGCCGACTTAGCTTCATTCTACAATATTTCACAGGAAGAAAGCTCACGTAAATTATGGTCAATCTTTACAGGCGAAACAGAGCCTATGCGAGCTTTTGGTATTGATCTTACAAATGCGACCCTCAAAGAGTATGCGATGAAAAAAGGTCTTGATGCCAACATATCCTCTATGACTCAGCTGGAAAAAACAATGCTGAGATATCAGTACGTCATGGATAACACTAAGAATGTACAGGGGGATTTTGCACGTACAAGTCAGAACTGGGCAAACCAGTTACGTATTTTACAGCAATTAGTAATTAAAATTGCTGGTGTATGGGGCAATGCATTTGTCAATATGCTTAAGCCTCTTGTACAGGCACTTAACAAGGCTCTGATAGCTGTGTATAGCTTCTCAGAAAAAGTGGTCAATGCCCTTGGTGCAATTTTTGGCTGGAAGCTAGAAATACAGAGATCATCTATAGATGATGACTTTAGCAGTGCGGCAGACGATGCTAACAACCTTGCTAGTGGAACAAAAAAGGCGGCCAAGGCAGCAAAGGATTTTAAGACACATCAGCTTGGCATAGACGAGCTGAACGTAGTTGAGCCGGACAATGACACAGGAAATGACGGTGCTGGTGGTAGTGGCGGTGGTGCAAGCGGCAGCGGTGCTGGTAGCGACAATGGACTGAAATACAAAGTTACCGAAACAGAGGGAGCTTTTAAGTCAAACATTAAGAACCTTGAACAACTCGGAAAATCAATCAGTGACAGTTTGTCAAACGCCCTTGAGTCTATCAACTGGAAGAAAATCTATAAGAAAGCAAAGAATTTTGGTAAAGGTTTTGCAGATTTTTTAAATGGGCTTATAACACCTAGATTGTTTTACGATTTAGGTTCGACCATCGGAAATTCAATAAACACGGCTTTGACAAGTGCTAACGCATTTGCGGTGACATTCGATTGGAAAAACCTTGGAAAATCCCTAGTGTCATCATTAACAGGTTTTCTTAATAGCTGGGATGCTGGGCTTACAGGAGCAACATTGTCTAATTTTGCTATAGGCATATGTAAATATGTTGTTAGTGCTTTTGATACCGCAAATAAGGATAATCTCTGGCAAAAATTAGGGCAAAAAGTTGTTGATTTTATTTGCGGTATAAACTGGGGAAATCTTGTTTGGAATTTAGGCTCACTAATTGCCACTATGGCAAAAGAAATTCCTAAAATACCATTGCAAATTTATGAAGGTGTAGGCCAAGCAATAATTGATAAAGTATTTGGAGAAGGTGCATATAGCAAAATATCCAATTCAAAATTATTCAAGGGCATAAAAAAAGCACTTGAATATATTATTGCACCAATGAATTTAATTGTAGATATAATCAACAAGATCAAATCTGGTGTGGGCAAGTTGTCTCCATATACAGATAAGGTTGTAACAGTATTAAAACCCGCATTAAGCACAGTCTCAAATTTGTTAAGTACGGTTTATTCGGTTATTTCAAAAGTTGCCAATGCAATAGATGAAAAAATTTCTCCGGCATTAAATTCAATAAAAACTGTGCTTTCGCCTATATTGTCTGTTGCATCAGCAATTAATTCAGTTATTCGGCAATTAATTGGTAACTGGATCGTTAAAAAAATTGCGGATATAAGTGCAAAAGTCCAAATTGCATGGGATATTATTAAGCCTGTTTTAAATTCAATTACCGAAAAATTGAAAACACTTTGGGAATATCTCAAGAAAATTGTGGACAAATTAAGCAGCGTTGCAAAATTCGGAATGAAAACAAGCCCTATAGTTGGATTATCAGGAATCATAAGCAACAAGTTTAATATTGATACGACCACTAACGGAAAGACTGATAAAGACTATAAAAAACTGAGTAAATCAGTTCGCGGTGCGATCTCAATTTTTGGTGGGAAAAACGTTGATTACAATGTAGACACATCGGTTAATGACAACAAGACAGACAACGTAGCGACCATAAGAAATATAGGAAAATTATGGGCCGATACTTGGAGAGGCAAGAGTGCTAAGTATGATGCGCAAACCGCCACAAATGGACAAAATACATCAAGTAGCAGCATCTTATCCGGAATAGCTAATCGGTGGTCATCTGTATGGAAAGGCAAGAACGCCAAATATGATGCGCAAACCGCTATAAACGGTCAAAATGCAACTACAGGTGAAAAACTTTCTAGCATATCCAATATTTTCAGTCGGTACTGGAAAGATAAAACAGTTAAGTATAATGCAAATACCGCTGTTAACGGTAAGCCAACAACTAGTGGTAGTGCAGTTAAGTCAATTAACGATACATTGCAAAAGAACTTTACCGGAAAAAGCGTACAGTACAATATTAAGACACAGACAGATGAGGGCTTAAAAAAACTTGGCGAAAATGCCGCAAACAAAATTTTCATGGGTATGTCCCAAAAAGAAATAAAATTCAATGTTAAGCAAGCATCAGACCCACTTAAGCAAGCGATGTCTGGTACTTTTAGTTTCGTGCCAACTTATGCAACCGGAGGATTCCCAGAAGACGGATGGTTCCGTGCAAACCAAGGTGAGATAATGGGTAAGTTTGACAACGGAAAGTCTGTCGTTGCAAACAACGAACAGATTACCGCCGGTATAGCAAGTGGAGTTAGGCAAGCAGTTGATGACGCACTTACGCCTTATCTCTCCCAAATTGCCCGGAATACAAGGGAAACAGCAGATAAAGATACATCTATCAATATTGATGGTCGAACCCTTGTCAGTGAAACGGATAGGCGTAGATCACGTAACGGTCATCAATTTACAACAGCATAGAGGTGATAATATGGCACAAGGATTATCAAGTTTTTTAAATGTCAACGGTGTGGACTTTCCGTGTCCGGCCGTTGGCTTTACTTATACCATTACAACGACAGTTAATGCCGGCCGTAATGCTAACAATGTAACTATCGGTCAAAGGATTGGCAGAGACTTATACAAGTTGGATAACATGAAGTGGGTCGGCCTTGAAGCAAAAATTTGGCAAGCAATGTTAAAAGCGGTTGAACCATTTTATATTCCAGTTACATTTGAAGATTATCGCACAGGTAAACCGATAACAATTATAATGTACCCAGGCGACAGAACAGCAGAACCATTGTTTGCAAGTCCAAAATCGCACATAGTAACTAAATATCGTAACTGTCAGTTCAACCTTATAGATACTGGTAGGTGATGTAATGCAAAATGTAAGCAAAAAATATAAGGAATCTATGAAGTCCCTTAACCGAAACAGAGGTTATATCAAAGCAACAATAGGCCTTGTAAATTCCCGAGTCCAAAACGAAATAAAACTAGACAAACAAACAAAAACAGTAGCATATTCTAATGACATTGCCCCTTTTGATGGCGAAGAAGTAACTAGAATATATGCTACAGCAGAACCTGGCATTGCTGTCCTCGATGGCAATGCTTTTTTCTTGCCTAGAATTGGCACTGATTACTATAACAACGGCATTGTAACTGCTGATATTATGGGAACAGTTACAATGGTGTTTGCAAATCCGCAGACTATTAAGGGCTTGACTGTCAATTTTGGGAAATGTTATCCGACTGAATTTGATGTTATTACTAACAATGGCACTACACGTTATCGTAACGCTGATGAAGTGTGGACAACGGAAGATGTTTTTACAGACATAACATTTATTACAATCGAACCAACTCAAATGCGTTACGGGCAGAATAGATTGAGAATATACTCATTTAAGTGTGGTCTTGCAAAAACATTTACCAACGAAGAGGTAATGGACTACAGTAGCAAAGAATATGTATCTCCAATAGCAGAAACCATACCATCAATGGATGTTATGATTAAAGTTGATAATCAAGATCAATATTACGATCCAGACAATCCAGACAGTGCAATACAGTATATGGGAATCGGTCAAGAGGTTAAAGTACAGTTTGGCTATGATGTAGACGGACAGGGCAATATTGAATGGTTGCCGGAGCAAACCACTTACTTATCCGCATGGTCGGCTAATAGTAGAGAAGCGACATTTAATGCTACAGATAGATTTACATTGTTAACCGGGCAATACTATAAAGGTCAGTATTATGCAAATGGGATTAGCTTGTACGATTTGGCACTGCTAGTATTGGCAGATGCAGGAATTACAGACAGTAGTAACTATTTTCTTGATAATTTTCTTAAAAATACTGTAACACACAATCCGTTACCAGTTGCTACGCACGCAGAGTGTTTGCAGATAATTGCCAATGCCGGCAGATGCACTTTGTCCATTGACAGGCAAAATAGGATTCATATACAATCCGCAATTACACCCACAAAAACAATATCATCAAATGGACAATTAGATTTTAGTGATATTGACAGCGTGTTACATGATGATAATGGAGCATTGACAGCTAAACAGTATGCAATGTTAAGGCTGACAGCAAGCAGGTATGATACATATAAATTAACAGCTTATGAGTATGCTACACAAGCAAAATTTAAACTTAAATAGTAGAGAGGTGATTTTTTGGCATCGCAAAATAAAACAAAAAATCTTGGATTATGCCAATTCGGTAATGATGATATTCCAGATTGGCGAACAGATTACACAGGAGACATGGACAAGATAGACAAAAGTATAAAAACAATATCAGATGAAGTTGCAGAAGTAAAAAAATCTGTCAGTGATGGCAAGCATAAAGTTGCCTCAGCTATCACTGATAAGGGCGTAGCAACAGAGGCGACAGATACATTTGACACAATGGCAGAGAACATCGGAAAGATACAAACAGGCACATCAAACACACAGATATTAGACACAACAATGACATCCGATATTGTACAGTGCCGAGTGACACATGAGACGGATAACACATTAGATTAAAGGAGGAATCATGTATGTTGACAAATAATTTTGCTGGTCTTGTTAGCCTGAACTGTCAAAGTGGTTCAGGCAATTATACTGTGTGTAAAACCACAGAAAACAAAACAGCTAGCGCAAGTTACTCCTGGTTTAGACAGCTGTTTGGTGCATCGTTGCTTTTAAAAAATGCGCCTAGCTCAGCCATAACCGGAGTTTATATAGTGTTAGGGACAGGCACAACACCAGCAACAGCGGCAGATATAAAGCTTGAAAATGTGACAGAAGACTATGAGATCGTCACACAAACTAAAGATATACCGCAGACATTTTCAAGTTCAATTATAACTATCACTAGAGTTATACGAAATACAGGTAATGCACCACTAACCATATCAGAAGTAGGGTTATATGCGAGTTATGCAAATGCTTTCACGGGAGCAATGATGTTAGCACGTGAAGTTATCGAGCCGGTAACACTGCAACCAGGCGAAAAACATTCATTCACAATGGATTTGTGCGTAGAATAGGAGAAGATGCAGAGCATGAAAACAGCTTACGCAATGTGCAGTACCGGGTTTTCACGACTTGACAGCGGGAACCTTTGTTTTTTACCTAAAAACAAAATATATAAAGCAGTAGGATATGTGAGCAAGGAAATAGCAAACGGCATTGGCGAGTTTTCTGCAAATCCTACAATTACTCTCAATTTAGATATATCTTACAGTTGGTATGGATTTATAATTAATTTTAGAAATTGTAAACCTCTTGAATTTACTATAAAAACTTATGATAATGATACGCTTGTTGATGATGTTGTTATTACCGATGTAGATAGCCTTAACTGGACAGACTACAATCGTTATGGCTCTGCGAACAAAGTTGTTATAGAATTTACAAAAGTTGAGCCATACGCAAGAGTGTCAATAGACTATGTTGGAATTGGTAACGCAACAGACTATGAACTGTCCAAAGATGATATGTTTGATACACCAACTGTTACGATGGAAGATAAATTAAAGTCAATTACCGTTCAAAAACAATCATATAAACCCGGCACCGACAAAAAAGAACTTGTGTCCGAAAAAATTACTGTCAATTCAAACAACAATATTGTGAAAGTTGACTTTTCAGCACCTAGTCACGGTTATACCGCCATCACTGATGCAAGTAATGTGACAGTTACAGTTGTAGAAAGTGGTGCCTATTATTGCATGTTAAAATTTGATGGACTAACTGACAAAGATACAACACTTACGTACACAGTCAGTGGATATGAGTATGTTGTGGACACTAAAGGATTAACCCATAGATACAATAGCAACGGAACTAAAACAGTTAATTGGAACAACCCACTTGTTGATAATACAGAAGCAGCTAGTTTGCTTGATGATTGGTTAGCGAATTATTACCTAGGTGCAGTTGATTATTCAATAAGTTGGCGTGGAGACCCTAGCGTAGATGCCGGGGATTTATTCAATCTGATTAAAACCAATAGTTCAACAGCAAAAATTAAGGCTTATCAAAATGAACTTACATTCAATGGTGCATGGAGTGGAAAACTTAGTGCCAGAAAGGTGGTGGAATAGTTGTGGAATGAACCAAAAACGGACTGGAAAAGCGGTGACGCAGTTATATGGACGGATTACAACCGAATAAAAAATAACATAGAATATTTAAAACAAAGAGCTGAAGATTTGTGTGGACCAGTTACAGGTTATCAAACCATGGGTATTGATAAGATGTATACAGATTTTTATTACGCAGACGAATTTAACGCATTTGAAAACAACATTGCACAGATTAACAGCGTAGTATATCCACAAGACATAGGCACCAAACAGACATTTTATGACAATGGAGCGTTTATTAGCTCAGCAGAGATAAACAGACTGGAAACAGCTTGTCAACTTATTAAAGATGCTTTAGACAATATTAAACCTAGACGCATTCCATTTAAGCTAGGTGCATACAAGGATATAAGAATATAAGGAGATGAATAAGATGGCTTTGAAAACAAATTATAAAGAGGATGTACTTGCTACAGCCAATACAAAACGTAAGTACAATATGATTACTAATGATGATGGAACGGTTAGCTTTGAAGATGTGACAGAATATCAGCAGACAGGTGATAACTTTGGTGCAGGCGATGTCAACCAAATATGTGAAGCTGTCAACTTAGCAAGCTCCACTCTGGATAAACTGAATTCTAATTTTCAAATTGTGGGTCAAGGATATGTCACGTTTGTTTTTCCAGCAGGGGACGACAAGAAGGGACAATATCAAGAAGTAACACAAAACATTCTTGTGCCAGCAGGGACTGATGAATTTATTCCAATTATATCATATCTTGGAATTTCTACTGAATCTTCTGTGCCAGCAATGCAGTTAATAGGGCCAAGTTACGATGCATTTGATGCATCAAAATCGGCGCAAAAAGTTCCGCTAAAATTTGCTGCAAATACAGACGGCTCTCCGTGGACAATACGTGTATTTTGGCTTGCAATCAGAGAAATTATTTTATAAAACAAAGCGGAGATTGTGATTATTCACTTTCTCCGCTGTTTTTTATTTATAAACAAACCCGCAATCATTGCAATGCCATGTAGTAACAAATCTACCCGGATTAGCTTTTCTAACGACCTTTTCTTTTTTATTTACAAGTGTAAACGGTCTAAATGGGTTCAAATTAACTGTGTACCTTGTTTTCGTCTTTTGATCGCGCGCTCCCATCACTTCACCGCCAACAGAATCAACGTGAATACTTAAGCATCTAGGACAATACGCAATCCCGTTTTGTCTATAGTACGTTATTTGTTTGTTTCGTTGAGCAATTAATTGTTGCTGTTGTTGTTTTTGCTGGGCTGGTGTTAATGGCGGTGGTGGAGGTGGTGCTTGTTGAGGAACAGGTCTTGGAGCATACATGCTTAGTCCACAATTACAACAAAATCGCCATGATACATCATTTATTTTGCCACATCTCGGGCAGATTCGAGTATTTGCCATTTTATTATCCCTCCCATAATTATATAATTATATATTCCCATCCTATCACGGCGTATAAGAAAATGCAATTACCCAATTTATTATATTTTTGACGGAATAAACAGACTTGTATTTGCATATATTATAGAGTACAAATGATGGCGAATTTGTATAGGGGGTATAGGTTGTGGAAGAAAAAAAGAAAGAAATAACAGATGCAGTACAAAAGATAGCAGACGAACGCATAATTAACATACTATATGCTTATGTTATGAATCTTATTAAGTAAAACAAACCCCAAGAAGTACCACTTGGTATTCCTTGGGGCGTTTTTTATTTCTTTGAAATTGAATCAATTAATTTTTCAAGGCTATCCCAACCATTTTCATCAAGGTTAGCAAGAGCAACAATCAATCTTTTTTTGAAAGACTCATCATCTGCTTTGGTGATCTCGGCAAGCATTTCTCCGAGCTGTTCTTCCTTGCTCTTCTGTATGAACATTTCTCCTTCGCCAGTTCGCAGCCATTCTTCGTTGACATCATATTCTTTACATATAATTTTGATTGTCTGTTCTGATGGGGAATTTTCACCACTTTCCATTTTACAAATAGCTGATCTTGAAACTGAAATACTTTGAGCAAAGTCCGTTTGATTTTTACCAACTTTGATTCTCACTGCCTTAATTCGTTCTTTCATATTGTACCTCCTTTCATTTAATAGATTACCACATAATGTACATTAAGTCAACAAATATGTTGACAGTGTTGATTTAATGTGCTATCATGTGTACATCAGATGAACAAAGGAGGTGAAAACATGAGCGAAAAGGAAAAGCAGATAGTTGAAAAACTCAAAGAGACCTTACCGAACATGTCAGATTTTGACAAAGGCTATTTATTAGGCAAGGCAGAGACACTGGCAGACGTAGCAGAGAGCAGTTCAAAGGAAAAGGAGTAGCTAGAGAAATTTACACTATAAGGAAAGGAGAAGTATGAACGAAATACAGTTATTTACAGATGGCGAATTTAATATGAGAACCGCCGTTGTAGATGGAGAGCCGTTATTTTGCTTGGTAGATGTTTGTAAGGTGCTGGACATTCAGAACCCATCAAAGGTCGCTCAGCGATTAGATGATGATGAACGCACTAAATTAGAGTTAGGGCGTCAGGGTGAAACGAACTTCATAACTGAGAGTGGCTTATATGCGGTTATCTTGCGAAGTGACAAGCCAAACGCAAAGAGTTTTCGCAGATGGGTAACATCTGAGGTACTTCCATCTATCCGCAAAACAGGTGGCTACAATAAGCCACTTACAACACTGGAGCAGATTCAGCTACTTGCTCAGGGCAATACAGAGCTTGCAGAGAGAGTGGACAGGGTTGAGGACAAGATAGGTAGTCTTGAAAACGACATGCCCTTATACGGCTGTGAGATAGACGAGGTTCAGAAACTTGTCAAGCGCAAGGTGGTATCAATCTTAGGTGGTAAAGATAGCGAGGCATACGCCGACAGGAGCATAAGGAGCCAGACATTTAGAGATATGTATGGTCAGCTTAAGCGTGAATTTGGCTGTGTTTCTACTTATAAGAGTATCAAGCGTAGGTACATAGATGATGTTCAGAACTTTATCAGTAGCTATTCAGCACCCACGGCACTTGCCGAACAGATAAACAATGCTAATTCTCAGATGAATATGGGTCTGTTCCTCAACAAGCACCACCTCCACCACCGCCATTAACACCAGCCCAGCAAAA